GGATGCATCGGGATGCCTGGCTTTTGGAAGTTGACGACACCGACAAGGCCTGCGTGCAGGCTTTGCCAGTGCTGCCAGCACACCCGCACCCGACGGCATCGGGCAACATGCCAGGCGTTGCGCCTGGCTTCCCCAAGGGAAACCACCATGACACACACCACCCAGCACAACGCAGCCACCTTGCACGCAGCATTGATGGCGGCAGCAACCCTTGCGCCTGAATACCAAAACAACGAGATAGGCAAGGCCTCGCGTGACGTTTCAAACGCCAGCCAGTTGCGCGCCGTCTACTTTGACGATGGTTTGATTGACCGCATCCAGTATGCGCAACGCATGGGATGGAAAGAAACGCAAGGCGAATGGTTGATTCAAACCACCATGGAAGAAACATATTCAGAGCTGGCAGCCACATGCGACCAAAGGCCCTCGCATGTAACTGTAAAAACAGCAACAGGCCGCCTCAAACTGGTGAACACCCGCAACAGGCTGCAAGGTTTTGCCGATGAAGTTGCACGCAGCAAAGCATCCTGGGCACTGTGGGGTGGTGGAAACATGCCCGCAGAGCTGGCCAAACCCAGGAAAGCAAAACCCACAACCACCTGGCACACCACATCCATAAACGTGTGCATTCAATGCTTTGAAGATAAGCAGTTTTCTGATGGCCTGGCCATGGCCCTGGGCAAACTGGGTGCCGTGGCTTATTGGCACCAGGACAACCCAAAGAACGAGCCTTTTTTGATGCTTGCGCCCCAGCCAGTGGAAGGCATGCCCGCACGCCTTGTCAGCGGCCGCCATGCCATAGGTGGTGAATGGGTTGTCTTTGATACTGTCAGCGGGTATTCAATCAAAGGTTACAAGGCTGCACGCAGCAGGGCGGCCGCAGAGCGTGCAGCCATTGATGCATGGAAAGAGAAAACACCCGCACAAATTGACGCAGCATTGAACAGGGTCACAGCCAACGACACCACCAAAGCACTGGCCAGGCTGTGCGAGCTGTGGAAAGTGGAAGACGCAGCAGAAGCCCTGGCCGATGCCCAGGCCAAAGCCGAAGCCCTGGCAGCCGATGCCGTGGCCGATACAGTGGCCGCACTGGTTGCCGATGCCGTGGCGGCCGTGGCCATTGATGCCGCACAAACCACAGCGCGCGCCGATGAACTTTCCCAAGTGGCAACCGTGGCCGATGAGGTGGCATGCATGGCCGAGGCTTGCGCCGATGCCGTGGCGGCCGATGTGGCACCTGTTGCACCCGTGGCCGATGCACCGATAAAAACCATACTTGGCAGCCCATGGCAAAAAGCAACAGGCACCCGCGACGAATGGAACGCAATCGAGCACAAAAACGCTAAGCCTTTGGGATTTTATGCCGACTTGATGGCATGCATCAAACAGGCGCAGGCGTCTGGACTTTTTTATAACTCAGACGTTTACCCAAAGGCTGCCGAGTTGATGGCAGCCATGGGTTACGAAGATGCACGCGAAGCAACAGCCGAGCATTCTGTGAATAGTGTGTTTGGCAGCCACTGTTACCTAGCAGGGTCTGCGATACGCACACTGGCAAAACAACAAGCCGATAAAGACAACCTAACACGCCTAGCACCTTTTGTAGGCCAAGAACTGGGCACCCTTGTTTTTATCGACCACAAACGCACCACGAATGTGACCATCACAGAATTTGATTCTGACGGTCTGATCAAATTCAGCGGGAAACGTGGTGCACAAAAAGTGTATGGGCAGGCAGACGCAACAGCACTGTTTAACGCCATCAATAGGGCGCACGAACGCAAGCAACGCAAAGACAACGCCGACACCTTCAAAGCGCACACACCCAGCAACGCAGCCGATGCAGTGGCCGAGGTGGTCGCCGATGCCCTGGCAGCTGCGGCCATTGAAACAGCCCAAACCACTGCGTGCGCCGATGAGCTGGCCCAGGTGGCAACCGTGGCCGATGCCGTGGCATGCGTGGCCGATGAGTTGGCATGTGTGGCCGATGAGTTGGCATGTGTGGCCGATGCCGTGGCATGCATGCCACGCTCTGAGCACTGCGGACAACCACCCAGCCACACACCCACAGGCGCAGGCTTTGCCACGCCTGGCAGCAGTCAGCCAACAGCCAGCCAGGCGGGCAAGTCAGGCGGGCAACGCATAGCGGGCAAGTCAGGAAAATGGGTGGCCACGTTCCACACCACGCCAGCCGGGTTGCCTGGCATGGTGTATACGGACGCCGACGGCCAGGCGCAGGCGCACGAATTCGCATCAGGTGCTGAACGCATGGCCACGCTGCAACGCCTGGCAAGAATGGCCGATGCCCAGCCAGCCACGGCCGCCAACGTGGCGCACCTGGCAGCGTTTGACCCGTCAGGCGTTGACGTGTGGCAGTGCAGCACACGCGAGGTGCAGGCCATGGCCGAAGCGGATTTTGTGGCACTGGTGCAACATCTTGAAAATGTCAACCACCACACGGCCGCATTGTGCGCAAAGTGTCTACGGGCTGGGTGTGATGACCTGGCCGAGGCTTGCACACGTTTGGAAAATGCCCACGTACAGGCGGGTCAATTGACCCCAGCCCTGGCACTGGCCAGGTTCACTATCGGCCGCCTGTTGCGTGGTGAGTCTGTCAACATGGCAGAAGCAGGCGCAGGCAGCGGGCTGGACGCCTGCGAGGTATCCGAAGCCGTGGCACTGGTGGGCAACGCATACCCCCCCACAAAAGCGGCCGCCACCCCACATACTCCCCCCGCTTCGGCTGCCGACGCCCAGGCGACCCCCCCCGTATGCGCAGCCGATGCGCCCGACTACACGCACCCGCTCAAGACCTTGCCAGGCGACTACACAGACCCGCTCAAGACCTTGGGCGCGCTGCAGATCACCCTCACCCGCGGCGAAGGCCCCAGCAACGAATGCGGCAAACCGCAAACCGTGGACAGTTTCGACGCGGCCGATGCGGTTTTGCAAAACTGGAGCCGCAACGCGCCAGAACACGGCGGATATGACAAGTGCGATTTTTTGATTACCTGGCCCGACGGTGACACCTACAGCGGCCGCTATGACCTGAAGCACTACCGCACCGAGCGCCCCAGCCTGGCGCGCCACATGGTGGACATGGTGGACTTTTACACCGGCAAAGGCTGCCCCGCACACATGAGCGAGGCCGCATACACCAACCACTTGAACCGCATCGACGCCGACACCCGCCAGGCGTACGAAACCACCGCGCAGCGCCTGAACGCTGCAGGCATACACACCGGCAAAGCCCGCCCCGTATCGGTTGACCTGCGCGAACTGGTGGCAATGGGCATGCCCGTTGCCGACCTGGTGGGCCTGGGCGTGACCTATTGCGGCGATTCAATGAGCGAGCCCGAAGTGGGGGCGATTGTTGAAGCCGAAGCCGTGGCCAAAAATGACCAATGGCACCGCGTCGGCCTTATGGGTAACCCTGGCCCGGCCGCACTGGCCAAGGTGGTAGACGTGCAGGTGACCATACAAACCGAAACCGGCGCAACCTATACCGCCTGGCATGACGACTTCAGCGGCCGCACCGGCGCGCGTTACCGCCTGGACATGAAGCGCCACGGCGCGCCCTACCTGGCCCAGCTGGCCGCAGCCGTGGCCATGCGCACCGCCCAGGCTACCGCAGCCAAAGAACTGGAAGCCAAAGCCCACGCCGACGAGCTGGCCCGCCTGGCCGTGGAGTTTGCCCACCTGGAGCGCCGCGACAACACACACGGCGGCGGTGTGTTTGCAGCCCGCAACATGCGCACCGAGTTAAAGCGCGCATTTCCTGGCGTGAAATTCAGCGTGAAAAGCGACTATTCCAGCGTGGATGTTCGGTGGACCGATGGCCCTACCGATGCCCAGGTTGGCGAGGTAATCGGCCGGTTTGACATTGGCGCAAGCGACAGCCAAAGCGACTATTTCTACACCATCAGCACCGCATTTTCTGAGCTGTTCGGCGGTGTGCAATACCTGAACACCCACCGCGAGACAAGCGACGCATTCACGGCCGAAGCCATCGCAGAATTTTGGGCCGCTGAGTTTGCCGACGTCGCCAACGCACCCGCCATGCCAACCGCCGAAGACTGGCGCAAAAATACCGGGTTTTTTGACTGGCGCGCCGATAACTGGCAAACCCGCAATTTCCGCGACCACCTGGCCGCCAAAGCCGGGCCACTGCCCGCCACCGCCAAAGCCACCCGCAAGGCCAAAGCCTGAACCAGCCACGCACACCAGGAAACGCCGTGAAATATCACACCCAAAACGTGCACATCAGCACGATAAAGGCCGGTGACACTGTGGAAATTGCAGGAGCATTGAAAACAGTGTGCCGCCACAACATCAAAAAAGGTGATTTTTTAGGGGTTACTTTGTTTGGCGACAGTTACCAAGCAGGCCGCCAGCCGGTAAGGCTTGCCATTATTGAAACAGCGAAAAAACCAAAAGCCAGCGCCAACGAACAAACACAACAGGAGCCCACACCATGACCACCACCGCAAACACCCCCACCCCAGGCAAAACGCCCGGCGCAGCGCCTGGCAAGCCACCGGCGCGCCCGGCAACGCTTGCGCCTGAGTACACCACAGGTTCAGAGCTGCAAACGCTGCGCGAGGCCGCAGGCCTGAGCCGAGACGCCCTGGCCGAGCTGGTGGGCGTGCAGGCGCGCACCGTGAAGCACTGGGAGCATGGGCGCGCAGGCGTGCCGGCCGATGTGGCGGCCGTGGCGCACAACCTGGCGCAATGGGTGCGCCAGGCAACCCACAGCATGCACAACAGCGCGCGCGAATGGCTGCGCCAGTTTGAACCCGCCACACCTGCCGGGCCGTTTGTGCTGGTGCGTTACCAGCAAACCGCCGACATGCTGCCATCAGACCGCACGCGGGGCGCGCGCGCCGACTGCCACGGCGCAGCGGTGGCCCAGGTGATGCAACGCCTGGCGCTTGATGGCGTGGCCGCCCGCGTGGTGTGGTTTGACGTGGCCAGCTTTGCCAGCTGGTGCCAGGCTGACCACGCCGACGACACACCGGCCGCCCGCCAGGCCTGGGCAGAATGCGCAGCCCTGCCCGCTCAGGCGGTACCGGCACGCGGCGACCAGCCACCCGCCAGCCACACCGGCGCACCATGAAAAGCCAGGCCGCACCGCATACCCCCACCATTCAGGCCCAAAAAGCGCCATACCCCCCACGCCTGGGCGGGCCAGGCGCGCAAACCGGCAGGGTATGCCACGGCGCAGCCACGGACTACACGCACCCGCTCAAGACCTTGGCGGGCGACTACACCAACCCGCTCAAGACCTTGGCCCAACGCTGACATTTTTGGCGGCCGACTACACGCAGGCGCTCAAGACCTTGGCACCGCGCGCACGGACTACACGCACCCGCTCAAGACCTTGGATCATTCTTCCCAGCTCATTGGCTGGTCGGCGCACTCGTCGGCAATGATTCTTTCCTCAAGGCTGAGTGGGCATCCCATGCCTTCAGGGCTTCTAAACAGGCGGCTTTCGATGGGCTGCCCTCCCGCCTGGTAACTGCTGCCAGCATGACCAGCTGCGCGCCTTTCAGCGGCCTGGCGGTGTGCAGCAGCCGCGCGCAGCAGCCCGCGCACTGTGCCGAAAACCCACCGGCCACCGCCTGCATCGGCCTCGGGCTGGCTGCCCAGCGCTGGCAGTGTGGGCAGCTGTCTATCCACTGTTGCGCAGGCTGGCTCATGCATGGCGGGCCACCAGGGCGTTGATGCGGGCGGCCATTGCCGGGTTGGCCATGGCATCGTCAATGCTCTGCACGTTCAGCGCAACCAGCGCGCATTCAACGGCGTAGGGGGTTGGGCGCTGTGCTTTGCCTGCCGGGTTGGGCACAAAAGCGCCCACGCGCTCAGACTGCACACGGGCCAGCAAGGCAATGGCCCAGTCACGCCCGGTAGGCACGTAGGCACTCACAGCGCACCCCCTGCAACACCACCACCTGCAGCCATGGCTGCACTGGCACCCAGGCCAGCGGCAGCCACCACGGCGTTGATGGCGGCACCAAATCGGCCACGGCCCGACAACGCGGCCAGCTTGGCCCGCACATCGGGCGGCGGCGGCACGGCCTTGGCTGCCTCGGCCTCGATGCGCAGCAGCGCCGGGTCACGGCCAGGTGTGCCGGGCACCGTGCAGCGGGCCACGTCAGCCTGGTTTGCGGGCAAGCGGGCTGCAGCGGGTTTGGCGGCCAGCGCAGCAGCCTCGGCGGCCAGGCTTTTGCGGACAGCTTCGGCGTACACCGGCAACGAGCCAATGCCACCGGCACCAGCCCGGCGCTGGGCTTCGGCCACCACAACGGCCATGCCGCCAACGGTCAGGCCTGCAGCGGTCCAGCCGTTGGCCAGGTCGGCAAAGTGGGCCGGGCGTTTGGCTGGGCAAAACCAGCGCTTGGCCAGCACACGGTCCCAGGCTTCGGGGGTTTTTGGCAAAAAAGCGTCGTCGTCGTCGTCAACCGACGTGCCAGGCGGGTTTGCGCACACGCCAACACCTACCGACGACGATGATTGTTCTTGTATTTCTCTTTCTCTTTCTATTTCTCTTTCTAGGTAACGCATTGCTAACGCTGGTGCGTTAGTTTCTGTTTGAGGTTGCGTTAGCGTTTGCGCTTTTGTGCCTGTTTTGATAACGGTTGTTGTGCTGTGCTGGTGCAATTCATCGTTAGCTGGTGTGGGTTGTTCGCTATCAACAGTGTTGCAGCATGGCTCAGCAGCACCGGCAGCACTGGCTGTACCGGCCTGGGCCTGGCCAGCCCTGGCCGTGTGGTTGGCCACACGCACGGCGGTCAGGATGCGCTTTTTGGTGGTGGAACCGTTGTGGTCCTCAAAGCGGCAAATGGTCAGGCCGTCGGCACCATCGGCCAGCCAGCCAATGGCCACCATGGCAGCACCAAAGCCCTGCACGCCGGTTTTGCGGTCAAGCTGGCGCAATGACAGGCCAGGCAGCAAACCATCGGCCGTGTGCTGGTTGGCGGTTGACCACAGCCAATACAGGGCACCCACCACCATGGCCTCGGGCTGGTCGGTCATGTCACAGATTTTGGAAACGCGCGGGTCATCCCATAGGTTGCCACGCATTTTTATCCAGTCAGCCGCCATGTGCACCCCTTGCAACAGGTTTCGATATCGGTGGTCGCTGAGGCATCACTGCACCGCACGATTCTTGGCTGCACGCAGCATCAACGGCCTGTTTTGGCGGTTGCTTCCGCTGACGGTGCACAGGCGGGTGAAGTCGCACCACACCAGCGGGCCATCGGTGGCCGTCAGCTCGTTGATGCGGGCAGACGCATTGCCTGGGTGCCAAAAGGTGTCGGGGTAAGCCTTGTTCAGCAACGACACGATCTCGGAGGTTGTGAGGTTGCTCTCGCCACGCGCGTGGGCTGACTGCATCACGTCAAGAATTTGGCGGTGACGGGCTGACCGCTGCTTGTTGCCCATCGCGTGGAAGGCATCTACGCTGGTGCCTTGAAATTGAATGGAAGCGCTCATGTTGCGGCTCCTGTTTGGGTTGTTTGAGGTTGTTTGGATATCGGAAACTGGCTGCCACGCATCAACGCCACGCCGTGCGCACATGGGCCAACGCCCACGACAGCGGGCTGCCTGCCGCCCCACCGGCCACCGGCACCCAGGCATACACCGCACGCGGGCGGCCACGGGTGCGGGTGTGTTTGGCGCGGGCCACCGTGTGCACCTGGCCAGCGGCCAGCATGTTGTGCAGGGCAATGCGCACGCTTTCGGGTGGAAAGCCTGTATGGCTGGCCAGGGCATCGCACCCGCCCACCAGGCCACTGGCCAGGGCGCTGGCCACGGTGCTGCGCACAGCGCCGCGCGGGCGGCCAAAGCTGCTGGTGGGCTGGGTGGCATCGGTTGATGCGTCAAGGGTTTGGCAAACGGTGGGAATGGGCTGTTGCATGGGGGTGTTCACCTCAATCAAGACAAGTGGTTTAAAAAATTCACAGTGCCTTTTTGGCCAGCAACCGAATGGCGGCCAGCTCGTCGGCGGGTAGCGTGGCCACCTGGCCGTCGCACTCAATGACCTGCAGGCCAAGTGCCGCCATGAATGGGCCGAATTCGTGAAGGCGCAGGCCACGCTCGCCGCTGGCAATGCGGGATACGTGGGCCTCGTCGTGGTGAATGGCTGCGGCCACAGCGGCGTTTTTCACGCCCGCAAGGCGGCGCAATATCAGCCCCTCGATGCTGCTGGCGGTTGCAGCGGGCTGGGTGGATGCTTCAGGCATGTGCAACCTCGTTAAAACCAAAAAAGCCCCGCAAGCCACGCCCGCCGATCTGGCCATGTGCCCGGCCACGGGTGTGTGGTCTGACCCGATTGCGCAGTTGCCAGGCCCGTGCAAGCCCGACGGCACTGAGAAGGAGTTGTGCACTGCACGGCATGGCGTGGCTTGGGGTGCGGGGAAACATGGGTTAGGCGGCCTGCTTTGGCTGGCGGCGGTTGCGCTGGACCTGGGCAATGGCCAGCTCTGGCCATATCAGGTGCCAGTCAGCCGGGCGCAAAGCCTGGCGGCTGACTTGTTTGCACGTCAGCCGCTCAATGGTTGGGCAGTGCTCAATGGGCACGCCGCGCACCTTCCAATTACCAATGGCTGCTGGCGTTACATCAAGCAAGCGGGCCAGCTCCGCACGGCCGCCCAGCAGCTGCGCGGCGTGGTCGATGAGTGGTGCTATGGGGTTCATTTTTTGATACTAACACACCACGTGTTAAACAGTCAAACACCACGTGTTTACACGTTTTGTGTTTAATGGGGCAGACCATGAAAACAGTAGGCGACCGGATCAGGCAAGCGCGAGAGTTCAGAGGACTTTCGGGGGAGGAACTTGCTATCAAGGTGGGCTACAAAACGCAATCCGGTATCAGCAACCTTGAAAACAGAGCCACCGGTAGGGGAGGCTTTGCGTTGCCCAAAATTGCCGAAGTCACCAACTTTTCAGTCGAATGGTTTTTGCAAGGCCCCGACACCGAAGACATGACCACGGTTGAACCGTTTGCACGCACACGCCAAACATGGCCAGCTGCACCACAAACGCCCACACCAGGCATAGCAGAAACACAAAAGACCTTTGACACACCGCGCGACCTGGCACACCGACTGGTGGACAGCATCAGCGACAAGGGTTTGATGCACGCCATTGAACTGCTAGAAGGGCTGGCCAGCCGCCACCCACTTGAACAGAAACACAGCGCGGGTGTATCTGTTCCCGCGACTATCATTAAGGCCGCTTGACCATTTTTAGGGAGGAAAACAACATGCTTCGCTTTTTTACCGTCGTCACATTCGTTGGCGCATTTTTTGGCTTTTTTACCCTGCTTACCGCACTGGGCAGCAACAACACCACGCACGTGTCGGCAGCAGCTGCCACGGCCATTGCTCTGGTGGGCATACCGTATTGCGTGACACGCACCCTGTGGATGCTGAAACAGCGCGACGACACCCAGGCCATTTACAAGGCACTGCTGCAAATACGTGACCACGTGCAGCCACCAGACAACGCTTAAAAACACAGAACCCGCCAGGCGGGTTTTTATTTGCGTGAAATAACACGCGCCGTGTTGACACAACCAACACGTTATGTGATACTGCATTCCAACGCGGCACAGTGCCGCCAGGAGTGCAACACATGCAAACAAAACTGAACCTTTGGCCATGGGCCGCCGTGCTGGCAGTGGTGTCAACCATCAGCCTCATGCAGCACCTGGACAGCCAGGCCGCTGGCGACTTTGACGCCATGGCCGCGCAAGAAAACCGCGACTGGCTGCAGGCCGTGCAGTTTTGCCACCGTGCTTTCGGGCCACAAACCGCGCCCGAATACGACAACCAAAACCGTCTGGTGTGCGTAGGCAAGCGTGGCCAGCGCCACATTGAAGTGGCCATTAAGCCCGCCGACTTGAAGGTGGCTGCCAAATGAACGCCACCGGACAAATACCACCCCACCGCCAGCCACAGCCGCGCACCCAGCAATGCAGCGGCCAATGCGGCGACTGCACAACCGTGCACACCCACATGCCAATCACTCAACCCCTATTTATCGGCCTGGCAGGCCCCGCAGGCAGCGGCAAGGACAGCGTGCGCGACGTGCTGGAACTGCAACACGAATTCGGCGGCTTTGGCTTTGCCGACCCCATACGCGACATGCTGCGCGTGCTGCTGGTCAACAACGGCTGCAGCCCAGACTACATGGAGCGCCGCGACTTAAAAGAAGTGCCAGTGCCAGGCCTGGGCATTTCATACCGCTACATGGCCCAAACACTGGGCACTGAGCTTGTGCGCAACAACTGGGGCCAAGACTTTTGGCTGAAGCTGGCCGCCACCAACATGGCCAGCATGCGCGAGCACGGGTACCGCAATTTCGTCATTTCTGACGTGCGGTTTGCAAACGAAGCCGAATGGGTCCGCAACCAGGGCGGCGAAATTTGGTTGCTTGACCGCCCAGGCACCGCACCCGTGCGCGAGCATGTGAGCGAAGCCATGCCGTTCACGGCCGACAGAATCATTCATAACCACGGCCGCATAAGCGACCTGCAGCGAACCGTGTTTGATGCCCTGGCGTTGGCGCGCAGCGCGCAGGCGGTGGCAGCATGACCACACCAACCCACGCTGCACAGCTTGGCCCAGGCATTGGCGTTGACATTGACGCCGTGCACAACATGCACAAAGGCATTACCTATTTGTGCGGGCCGATGACAGGCTACCCACAGCACAACCACCCTGCCTTTCACTCCATGGCCAGAGCGTTGCGCACACATGGACTGGCGGTTTTCAACCCGGCAGAAAACGGCCTGCCCGCAAACGCAGCTTGGAGCACCCACATGCGCGTCGATTTGCGCATGTTGATGGGCTGCGACCGCGTGGCCACCCTGCCAGGCATCGAGGCCAGCAAAGGCGCACAGCTTGAACTGCACATTGCCCGCGAGCTGGGCATGCCCGTGCACCAGGCCGACAAGCTGCTGGCCTGGCTGCAGCGCAACGGTGGCGACAGCCACCAAGCCACCACGTTTCACACCACAAAGCCGTGACCCAACCCATGACCACCCAAGCCACCGCCACCGCCACCAAAGCGGCACCCGCACCCAGCACAAAGCCAGGCATTGCCGAAGCCACCGAACAGCAAAAACGCTGGTCCAGCGGCGCGCCACGCTTGATTGCCCCCACCAACGGGCCAGGCTACACGCCACGCAAGTGGGCTGAGGGCAACGTGGTGCACGGCACCGCAACGCCAAAGCGACCCACCACAGACTGCACAAAGGCCGATTACCCCAAATACCTGGGCGACGAGCTGCAGCCCAACCCAGGCCTGACTGCCGACCGGTTTGCCGCGTTTGACTTGCCCAGCGTGGTCAACGGTGTGAGCGTGCCGCCCAAACGCATTACTGCCATGTGCGTGGGTGCGGCTGGTTCGGTTGAGGCATTCAGCGGTACACAGCGGGGGTTTTCGGTATGAAAGCCACCGGCATTGCCTTTGACACCGCTATGCCCCACGCCGACTACATTGCAGGCCGGTGCATTGAGGTGGGCGACTGCTGGGAGTGGCAAGGAGCAGTATCAAGCGGCGGCCCTATGTTTGGCAGACAGGGCACGGCAAACATCAGCGTGCGCCGCTTGATTGTTGACCACCGAGGCCAACACCGCAGCCGCCGCCAGGTGGTTACCACCACCTGCAACAACCCGCGTTGCGTCAACCCCGCACACGTGGTGGTGCGGCCAAAAGGCTACGCCATTGCGCGCGCAGCGGCCACCACCGGCGCATGGCAAAACCCGGCACGCCGCCAACGCATTGCCAACTGGGCGCGCGCCACAAAAGGCGTGCTGACATCAGAACAAGCGGCCGAAATTCGCCTGGCACCCGGCACGCAAGTGGCCATTGCCAAACAGTACGGCGTGGCAAAACAAACCGTGTGGCAAATCAAAAGCGGTGCCAACTGGGTTGACCACCACAACCCGTTTGCCGGGTTGATGCGGGGGGCGCAATGACATGGATTTTCATACCATCGAACTGTTTGCCGGTGTCGGCCAGCTTGGCGAAGGATTGCGAGCCGGGCTCGCTTACCTGGGCCGAACGGCTCGCCCCGTCGCTTACGTTGAACGGGAAGCTTACGCGGCCAGCGTCCTTTCGGCTCGCATGCAAGAAGGCAGCCTGGATGCAGCACCTATCTGGAGCGACGTCACCACCTTTGACGCACACCAATGGGCTGGGGCCGTGGATTGCGTCGCTGCGGGATTCCCGTGCCAAGACTTGTCTCTTGCAGGCCGACGCGCTGGGCTCGATGGCAAGCGCAGCGGGTTGTTTTTTGAAGTCACCCGCATTGCCCGTGATTGCGGTGCGCGATACCTCTTTTTGGAGAACGTCGCAGGCATCGCTTCTGCCACCGCCACCGTTATGGACGAGGCCGAAGGCGAACTTGACGAACGCGCAGCAGCCCGCGTCCTGGGAGAACTGGCCGACCGTGGGTGGCATGCGGAATGGGCGACTCTTTCAGCGTCCGACGTTGGAGCCAGCCACGGGCGTGCGCGGTGGTTTTGCTGGGCATGGCGGGTGGGCGACGCCAGTGGCCACCGAACACCAGAAGGACAGAATGACGGACGAAGCAATGGCACGGGAACTGGTGAGGCCATCAGCAGGCATGGCGCTTTGCAAGGATGTGAGGTTTTGGGCCACCCCGGACTGCAACACCAGCACCTACAGCAACGGGAAGATGGGGCCGAACATTCGGGAGCAGGCTGCAGCGTGGCCGACACCGAGAACCACCGACACCAACCAGGGGCGAGGCTCAGTGTTGATCGGGAGTGCTTACTACATGCCGAGCAAAGCATTGTCCGCCGGGGAACTGGTGGGCCAGGCGAACCTGGCAGATGTTGCGCAGATGTGGCCGACGCCGATGGCCTCGGACGATGGCCACAAAGTAACCATCAACAGCAATCAGGCGGGCTTGATTGGCGCAAGTCACCAATTCATGGAGCGCCAATTTTCGCCCCAGGCCCAACCGACCCCACCTGGCCAGGCGTCATCCAGCACTGGCCCCACCTCGCCCCGGCGCTTGAACCCAGCTTTCACAGAATGGTTGATGGGCTGGCCCACCGGATGGACGATTGCCGCCCCCAGCGCCTCAAGTGCTGCGGCAACGGCGTTGTGGCGGCACAGGCTGCATTTGCACTTGTCGGCCTTGTGCGCCGAATGAACGAGGTGAACACATGACCCACGCCCACGCCCACAACCACCTGGCCTACATGAAGCTGCAGCAGGCCGCCAGGCAATACGCCATGAAGGCGGGCGGCTTTACCAACGCCATGGCCGACGCGCAAAGCCGGGCCGCCAAGCTGACGCACAAAGAACTGCGCAACCTGCTTGACCCCATACGCCACGCCGTCACCCAGGCCAAGCGCGGTTTGTTGGTGGAACGGCAGTGGCTGCAGCTGTGCAGCGCGCTGAACATCGGCCAGGCCATCGAGGCCGGTGGCGTGGTGCGCGGGCTGACGCCGCAGCTTGACGCCGCGCATGACGCACTGCAAGCCATCAGCCTGCGCGCAACCGGCACGGTGCAGCCGTACCAAACCGCCCCATGGAAATGCCCCACCCTGTACGCCACCGAACTGGCCGCGCTGGACGAGCTGCTGACCGTGCACAGCTTTCAGCTGAAGCAAATCAGCTACGGCGAATACCAGGCGGCCTGGAAGCTGGCCACCGCCCGCGTGCGATCAGCGGGCGGCGAAGTGGTGGCAGGCGAGCCCATTGTGGTTTACGCACCCGCCAACGCGGCCATGCTGTCGGCGGTTGATGGGCCAGCAAATTAAATAGCAAACACCGCTTACAAATAAAGCGCCAGAAGGCAAAAACACCATGAAACTCAAAATACAACTCCAACACCCCAACGCCAAAGCCCCCACCTACGCCACCGAAGGCGCAGCAGCGTTTGACCTGTACGCCGCCACCGTCAACGGCGCTGCCAGCATTGGCGATGTGGTCTACCCAGGCCACCCGGTCATTTGCGACACGGGCGTGGCATTCGAGGCGCCCGAAGGCTACATGCTGCAAGTACGCAGCCGCTCAGGCCTGGCCTTCAAGCACGGGGTAGAGGCCTTCCACGGCACGATTGACAGCGACTATCGCGGCACCGTGCAAGTGCTGCTGACCTGCGCATACTTGGATGACGACGAACCCCCCGTCAAGATCAACCCCGGCGACCGCATCGCCCAGGCCTGCCTGGTGCCCGTGCCACAGGTGGTGTTTGAGGTGGTGGAACAGATGAGCTTGACCGAGCGTGGGGCGGGTGGGTTTGGCAGCAGCGGGGTGGCAGGATGAGCGACCAGCACACACAAGGAAAGCTAATATCTGGTGTAAGCATTTTTAGGGGCCGCGAGGCGTTCACAGCGGTCCCCGCCGATGCCACCGGAAAAATTGTCGCCTTGTTTGGCTTTTGCGGCGCTAATGACGAAGCCGAGAGCATTGCAAACCTACGGCGATTCGTGGCTTGCTGGAACATGTTGGCGAGCGAAACAACAGAAGACATTGAATCTAACCCGCTGCCTGCAATGTTCGATCAGCTATCCACGCACATGGAACAGCTGGAAAAAAACTGCGACGTGATTCTGGCGAAATGCTACACGCTGGCGAATGCGCTGCAAAAAGCAGCAACAGCAATGGAAACAATCAGTATGTCGGCTGGCAAAGACCCGTACATGCAAACATTTGAGCTGGTGCGCGACTACGCAAAAAAAGCAGCCGTGTCGGCAGGGAAAGCAGCGGAAGGCGGTGCAGCATGACCGAAGCCATTTACCGAAAAGTGCAGCGCGGAAAGCGCGTGCATTACGAGCTGGTGGGCAACGCGGCCCACTGGCACAGCAGCGACTTTGATGTGCTCAAGCCCGGCCAGTTTCGCCTGGAATTTGCCAGCCAGGACGGCATGCGCCGGTATGCCTACCCCGTTTCGCCCGACGTGGCCGGGTGGGCGGCCGCCGCACTGCTGGCCCGCGACGCCATGGAGGCGGCCATGCAAAAAATGGCAATCGCAGCGCCACAGCTAGGCAACACGCCGTGCACCAGAAGGCAGATGGCCATCATCGAGCGCTACCGCACCGAAATGGCAGCCGCCGGCGGCATGTTTCCAAGCTGGTGGCAGCACAAATCAGCCACTGAAATTGCACAGGCCGCCATTGACGCGGTGCGGGGGTACAAACCATGACCGACTTTGCAATCCTCACCCCCAACGAGATTGAAGCCATGACCGGCTTCAAGATTGCCACCCGCCAGCTGGCCGTGCTGCGCGACCGTGGGTTTCACCGGGCGTTTGTGAACCGTGCGGGCACCGTAGTGCTTGAGCGTGCGCATTACGATGCCGTGTGCCGTGGGCAAATGGGCCAGCAAGCCCAGGCACCCAAGGCCGCCAATTTGTCGTTTCTGAAAGGACGGGTAGCAGCATGATTCGCCGCCGCTCTGCTGTTGATGGCCTGCCGTTTCGCGTTTACGAGCGCCTGGGCGTGCGCACGTACAGCATCGGCTACAAAATGCGCTCAGGCGCGTGGGCGTTTCGCTACCAGTGCCCAGTTGGCGATGCCGCGCAGATAGCCGCGCTGCGCCGCAAAGCCATTGAAGAATCAGCCAAAGTGCTGGAAGACGCGCCCGCCGGCGGATTTGACGGCCTGGTTACCGCCTGGTTTGCCATGCAAGACGCCCTGCCCCGCTCTGACACCAAAAAGCGCGCCGACTCCACCATTGCCGAAAACCGGCGCGAGGCCAAAAACATCGTGCAAGCCTTTGGCCACCTGCACCCGGGCGACATTACCCGCACCATGGGGTACGAATACCTTGACGCCTGCACTCAGGCGGGCCGCCCCGAAAAGGGCAACAAAGAAATTGCGCTGGCCAGGCTGATTCTGGAATTTGCCATTCGCAAAGGCATCATCAGCACCAACCCGTTTGACGGCCTGCGCAAAAACAAAACCATCAAAACCCACCGCCTGGTGACCCGCGCGGAAATGGACATTGCCGTGGCCGCTGGCCGCAAGCGTGGCGGTGCGCGGCTGATTGTGGCCCTGGCACTCAAAACCGCCTGGCTGTGCCTGCGCCGCTCGGTTGAGGTGCGCGCCATCACCCGCAGCGCCATCACACCCGAAGGCATTTACTGGAAAGACGGCAAAACGGCAGGCAAGGCCGCCGTGCTGATTTCATGGAGCGACGAGCTGCGCGACACCATTGCCGAGGTGCTGGCCGTGCAGCGCAACAAAGTGGCGGGCACCATGTACCTGTTTGGCAACTTGCAAGGCCAGAAGTACACCAAAGGCGGCTGGAAAGCCATGCTAGATGACCTGATGCAAGACGCCGAGCAGCTGGCCGCCGAAAGCAAAGCCGAATTCAAACGATTCAGCCTGCAAGACTGCCGCCCCATGGGCGTGACGACCAAAATGGAACGCGGCGACACCGACACCCAAGACGCCACCCTGCACACCGACGGCAAAATGATTGCCACGGTGTACGACAGGCGGGCGCTCAAGCGGGCCACGCCTGCGGCCTGAATGCGGTTCTAATTCCAAAATTGGAATATTGGATTGGAAAAATAAAAAAGCCTGCGTATATTTCTATAGCAGGCTTTTTATATGGCACTAAGGCCAAGTGTTGGCGGAGTGGACGGGACTCGAACCCGCGACCACCGGCGTGACAGGCCCATGGCAAAAGTCAATGGTGGTGCGGGTTTCAGGCTGTTTTGATATTCCAAAAACCACGGCATTGCGGGTTATTTTGTGGGGCGTGGGTGTTTTCTGATTCCAAAGAAAAACACCCGGCACGCGCCCCTATTTAACCGGCCAGGCCTGCTGCAGCATCAGCGCGTCAGCGGCGTGGCCGTCAGCCGCTTCTGCCAGTCTTCCAGCTGTTGCCGTACATTCTCCGAATAGCTCGCTGACGGTTGCGGCGTAATCACGGGCGGCGCTGCAGGTAGCGCTGGGCAAGGTGGCACGGGCGGTGTCGAGGTCGTTGCGCAGCCGGTCAGCAACGCCACGAGCACGAGTAGCATCGCTGCGAATATCAGCGACCCGACGCGCATGTTCTCGCTGGGCCTCGTCGGCTTGTTGCTGCAGTTTGGCTGTGGTTTCATTTGCTTGCCTTTGTGCCTCAATAAGCGCCACCGCTTGTTTGGCGTGAATGTCCGAAATTTGTTTGTCATACCGCCAGCCCTGCACCGTCCAGCCTGCACCGAAGGCAGCAGCGGCAACGGCCAGGGCGGCAATCAGCTGCACGGGTACAGCGCCCGTCTGCAACCATTTTCCTGATGCCGGGTAAATGGTCATGCCGCCTCCGCAAAAAGATCAAGCACTTGGCCGACTTGGGGAACGCAATGGGGGCTGCACCAAAGCGTTTCATCTTTGCTGTTTTGGATAGCCTCGTCACTTATGGCGTAGCCTTTTCGCGCGGCCCATGTGCGGGTGTGCCAGCCGTGTTGCAGCAAAGCGTCATGCTCGCCTGCGTGACCGCACAACACGATGCGCAGTTTTGGGTTTGCGCCGTTGACTGCGGCCCAAGCCTGCACTTGCATGGGTAGGTCGGTGCCCACACCGCCTGCGGCGTAGTCCATGGCTCCCTTGGTGTAGGGTGGGTCGAGAAACAAGCCGGTCAGGCCGTGGCGGGTGGTCACGCTGTCTTTGACGACGCGGCCCCAATCGCCACAGCACACGCGCACGTTGCGCAGGCGGGCGTGTAGGTCGGTAAACCATTGGCAAATGAACTCGCGCCGTGGCGTGTCGGACTGGCGGTTGATGCCTATGCCTGCATTGCCAAGGTGGGGGAGTTGGCGGTTGACGCCCTGGCCTGCATCGCCGAGGTGGGGTAAGCGCTTTGATATGCCGGGCTCGCGGTCGCTTGGTTTGATTGTTCGCTTGTCAACAATCTTTTCTCCGTCATGTACCCAGGGGCCATCACCACTGCACCATTCAGAACCTATCCAGTTGCACAACCCCCAGCACCACCACCCGGCAATCTTGGCATCAAAAAACTGAGGATCGGCATGCAGGCGCTCGGTCAGGTCAGCGGTTTGGCGCACCAGCCATGAATGTCGGCTGAACAGGTCAACCTCGTTGCAAGGCCAGTCGGCATGGTGGGCGGTGGCTTCTGGGTCGTGCGCGATGGCCCTCCAGAAGTTGGCCACAAAGCCGTCGGCGTCGTTGATGGTTTCAATGCGCGCCGGGCGGCTGGGGTGCTGGTCAGGTGCGGCCAGCAACATGGCGACGCTGCCTGCGAATGGCTCGACGTAGTTATCAACCGAACCAAAGGCTTGCCACACCACGGGGGCTGCGTGGCGTTTGCCGCCGAAGTAAGGGAATGGGGCCTGAAGAATGGTCATGTCAACACCCCGCGCAGGCTGCTGTCATTTACATCCGCATCGGGCAGCGGTATGTCAGCGGGGCGCTGCCCTGCTGCCAGCTCATCGGCCGACAGTTCAATGGCGGTGCGGGTGCGCATGCGGTTGTCAGCCTGGCTGGTCATTTTTCGCAGCAGGTGGCGGCGGTCTCGTTCGGTTTGTTCGCGTTTCCATTGCTCAGGCATAGCACCCCCACCACACGGCGTAAAACATCATGATCCACAGAGCTGGCATCAGGCGTCTCCCTCTTGCAGGCAAAGCGCTTTTTCGCCCTGCCTGCGGTTTTGCAGGCCTTGCACATACACGCCGTTGGCGTAGCTCCACACGGGGCGGCCATCAGGCCCAGTAGCTATGGCGCTACATCCATCCTCAACGCGACCTTGGTTGATAAGCTTTACCGCACGACTGCCGCACCCGCCGTCTTTGCCAACATTGACAAAGAAGATCGTCAGTGCGACGGTTCGGTTTGGCGTCAGGTATGCCCACTCCGCGCAGCCAAGGACAGAGAAGCCGTACTCAATCAAGGTCGCTTTGTTCACAGCTTTGCAGTCATCGGAAGTCAGCTTTGTGCCGACTTCAGCGTTCCAGTCTGTGCGGCCAGCGCAGTACGTCGGCAGGCCGTGTGCCAGCTTGTCGGCGTAGACGTGCAGAATGTTGCCCTCCCAGCGCTCCAGCGTCTGGTGAGCAAGTGGCCCGGTGATTGCTGCCAACAGCACGGCAGGTATGGCACCCTTCTTAGCCAATCGCCCTCTCGTCTTGGCGTCAATCTGTGGCGTTGTTGCAAGCGTCATTGCATGTCCTTCTGCGCGACCAAGCGACTCACAAACGCCCCGGCCACGGCCAGGCCGGAAAGCACGGCGAACATGCGCGGCGGCACGGCGTCAGAGAAAAACGGCAGCATCACCTCGGCCATCGTCAACACGAATGCCAGCACCATGAACTTGACTGACCAAGCCTTGCGCACTACGTCGCGCCAGTCGTCTTTGAGTGTCATGGAATGTTGCTCCGGCGCTCGCTCAGGCGGTTGATGTTGGACTTGATTTCAGTCAACGACTCTTTGATCGTCAGCATGTGTCCGGCGACCTGCGCGTCCTGGTTGCGGTCGATCTGCGCTTGATAGCTGACCCGTTCTTCGATCACGGTCACTCGCTTGTCCAAGGTCGTCCAGGCACCAAAGCCCGCAACCATGAAACCGACGAATGTCAGAACGTGCCCGAGGTTGATCGTTGGGTCAAAGCGCGGCTTGTGGTCATGCGCTGGAGGCTGGCTGCGGCTGTCTTGCCCATCCCAGTCCTGGCCGCTTTCGTGGAAGTCGTTTTGTGTTCCCATGGTGTTCCTTCACCTGACGTTTTTGAATTACTTGCCACGCAGCACAAACCGCATGTTGTTGCCCACGATCACGAGGTACATCACGCACAAACCTGCGTACGCCCAGGCGGGTGTCGTATCCCTGAATGTCCAGATGGCCATGGCCAGCAGGATTTTTGGCAAGGCCAGCCCAAGCTCGGGGCCGAACCACGCCATGAGCTTTTGCGCAATAGGGTTGCCTTCAGCACCAGTGCCTTTGCGCAGCACGTACAGGGTCGTGGCAAGGTCAAGCACCTGCAGGGCCAGCAGCAGGTACACCAGCGGCATCAGGTAGGCGTCAAGCTGGGGCATGGTCACAGCCCCAGTTTGGCCCGCTCAGCCCGGCCCCACTGGCGCACGCTTTCCACGAACTCGCCGAACACTGTCATTTCTTGCAGCTCGCCTGACGTGGGGGTGTACATGCCAGTGGCTGCGCCCACGCCGATGCGGGCGAAATACATTTCATCGTCCAGGCTGTAGGCGTCTCGAATCATCTGAGCCATTCGCTGCGCAATCAGCGCAACATGCGGGCTGGCGGCTTTGATTTGCTCGCGCACATCAGCAGCCACAGGGCTCAGGTGCTCGATGGTGCTGGCCACTTCTGCGGGCTGGTCGGCGGGTAAGGTCAGGCCATCTGGAAGCATGACCACTGTACGGCCATCGGGCAGCGTGGCCAACTCTTGCGCGGTGGCCTGGCCCTGGGTGGCGTCAAGCGGCAGGCGAAGCGCAATGGTGGTTTCGCGGGAAATGGCTTTGCGGTAGGCGATCAAAGATGGCATGGTGGTGCTCCTGTATGTAACGGACGAGTGGTGTATGCGAGCAAGTGCGCAGCGCGCACCCCAGGCGGGAAACAAGTGGCGTGAGCGTGTAGCGATGGCACGCCGGGAAGTGCGCCAGGTACGTTTCAAGCTGCACGCCAAACAGGACCAGCTTGCGGTGCAAGCCAGCCTCTGCGTGAATGCTGGTGGTCAGGTGTGCCATGGTGGTGAAGCCCCGTCGCTATCGCTCAGGGCGTCAGAGATACGAGGCGGCGCGCAACCCCACAACGCTGTTCGAGTTGCCGCGAACGATGCTCAGATGCAGCGCCCAGGCCCCGGCGTTCGAGCCGCTGTCCCAGCTGCCGCCAGAACCCACGCAGAGCTCATTGGGCCGGTAGTCCCACAGGCCGTCATTGCCGAAAGCGTTTGAGCCTGTTGTGCCACCAGCAAGGGGCACGCCAGCGCCTGCTGCGGTCCAGGCTGTGCCGGTTGTGGCCGCCGAAAACACTTGGGTGGCTGAGCCGTAAGTTACAACGGTGCTTCGGGCTTGCAGCGATTCGTAAGTTGCGCCCAGGCTGTCGTAATTTGCAGTAATGCCCGTTGCACCCCATGCGTCGGTGCTAAGTGTGTTGCTGCCCGTCAACGCGGCGGCGTCTGCCGACGTTTTGAGCAAATAGAAGTTGGTGCCGTCGCTGGTCAGGCCGGTGTTGATTTCCCACATGTTGCCGTTCAAGTCGGCCACGCCGCTGGCTTGCCCGTTGTGGGTGGTGCGCGCAAAGAAGTTGGCAGAGCCTGTTTTGCCGCAGTTGCTGTAGCCGTCTGACACGTAGGCAATGGCCGCATCGTTGGTATCGCCCAGGGCGTTGTTGTTGTTGCCTTTGGGGAAATTGGCAACGCCCGTTGCGTCGTACCACGCGCAGTGTGTGGTGCTTGTGGCGGCGGCTGCGTGGGCGCGGGCCAGCAGCGCGAGGGCTGCAAAAATGAACCTGGTGTTGCAAAAGAACTGGCTGCCCCGCGTTTTGGCTGCAGCCAGTGCCCCGCCGTAGTTGTTGGGGGGCGCGCCGGTCAGTGCGTTGAATGGGTTGTGGTCTGCAGCGCTTGAAAGCGGGTTGCCGTTTTTGATTGAGCTGGCCACACCGCTGTTGTTGCTGCACTGGTATTTGTCCACAAACACGCCGGGGCGAATGGTGCCTGCGTTGTAGAACGCGCGGTGCAGCGCGTAGCCTGCTGCGTTGGCCGCTGCCACGCTGGCGTAGGCGTCAAAAGGCTTGACGTCTACGGCATTGATGGCAAGGCCGTTTGCGCCTGTGCCCCATTTGTAGAAAAAGGCAGGCACGTAGCACATGACGGAGCCGTCGGTGTACACGTAGTTGCCGTACACGTCGCTGGCTGGGTCGTCTGTGCCGTACAGCTTGGCAAAACCGGCGGGCAGGTCGGGCGCAATGCCCAGGCCAAAGCCTTGCTGGCCTGGCACGCCAATGTTGTTGACCAGCCCGGCGCCGCCGTTGCTGCCAATGCGTATGCCGTTGGGGAATGCAACGGGCGAGCCGTCGGGGGTGAGAATTTCGCGGATGAACAGCTGGCTCATGGTGGGTTTCCTTTTTGGGTGTGTGGCTGCGTTGTTGGGTTTGCTTGCCTCAGTGCACAGACCAGGCTGCGCCGGTTGCCACCGTTACGGCCACGCCGTCAGCCACGGTGATGGGGCCGGTTGAGGCGGCGTTGTAGCCGGTGGGCACCGTGAAGTTGGCGGCAATGCGGCGCGGGTTGAGGCGTATGGGCGAATCGGGGTTGGTGGCTTGGGCCAACGATGCATAAGCCTGCGCTGCTGCGGCGGCGGCGGCGGCGGCGGCTGCGTTGGCTACGGGGCTTTGGCTGGCAATGGCTGCGGTAGCGGCCTGGCAGATCACGCGGTCGGCTTGCACGACCGATGCCATGGCGCTAACGGCTGCGTTAATGACGTTGTTTTCAAGGTTTTGCGCGTTGAGCTGCGGCACAAGTTCGGCTTGCCAGTTCAAATGCGCTTGCATGGCCGCGTCGAATGCAACGGGGTCGCCACCGTATTTATTGGGCGGGCTTGTATCAGGTGCAGGGGAAATGGCGATAGTCATGTTGTGGGTCGTCCTTGTTGTTAGCGGTTGCCAGAAATTTCGAGCGAGGCCGTGACGTGGGTTGGCCCCTGGATGGCCACGGCTGCGCGGGCGAACTTGCCGAAAATGGTGGCGGCCACCAGGTCGCTTACATCCGGTGCGGCCACCCACAGGCACGGGGTGCTGACGTTTGCGCTGAAGAACGCGATCAGGCGACCGAATGCAACGGTGTCCGCTTCAATGGTGCCGCTGCCGTTGCGGCTGTAGCCGCGCTCGATGGTGACGGGGTTGCCCAGGCGGTCGAGGTAGTCGCGGCCTCGGTTTTCAACGCTGACGTTGAAGCCGTAGGTGGCTTTGCCAACCGACAGCTGCTTGCCAAACACGCAAAGGCCACAGCCCACGGCACCCGACCCCGTGAGGGTGACGGTGATGTGCCCACTGGCAACGCCCAGCAGGCTGGTGAATGTCACGTCTGGCATTTGCTGCAGGTCTTCAAAGCAAAAGCTGTAGTAGGTGCCGTCGCTGGACGCCAGGGTGCGGGTTTCGGTTTGAATGACGGCCCCGCCCAACCCGTCGCGCACAGTGATGGTGGCTGTTTGCACGCCGGTCAGGCCCATTAAGCCCACCGCAGTGACGCGGCCCGTGGCCAGGGTGAATTCAAGCCCGCCGGTGTGGGTGGTGGCGGTTTGCACGGATGTGTCAAACATGGCCCACTGGTTGCTGGGGCCGTCGTCTGTCCACCAAAGGCTGTCCAGTTCCTCTGGGTCATGGTTGAGGTTGGCGGCCTGCAGGCTGACCCAGCGACGCTTGTTTTTGCTGACCACGGCGCTCAGGGCGTAGGTGGTAGCGCCCGACCATGCGGCCTCGTCCACAGCGTTGGTGGCCACCAGCACGCTCGTGCTGGTCACTTCGGTGAAGGGGATGGCGATCATGCTGGCTCGGTTGTCAATGGGGTGTTGGCGTCGTTCCAGACTTCCACACCGTTGTTCTTGATGTTGCGCAGGCTGTCTGCGCTGTCGGCGCTGTGCACCGCAGCGGCGGTGGTAGCCGCTTCGATGCGGGCCAGGCGGTCGTTCAGGCGCTTGATTTCGGCCACCAGGGCGGCGTTGACGTTGTCGCTGTTGTTGGCGCGCCCGTACTGGCTCCAGTCGGGCATTTGCACCTGTGCGGTCACGCCCAGCCGCCCGTCTGGGCCGCGCTGCAGGGGCATGATGGCTTCGGGGCCTGCCTCGCCCATGAGGCCCATGTCGAACAAAGTGGGGCTGCTGACCACTTGGTTGGTGAACACGCCGCCCTTCGCAAATGCGCTGGTGGCGCCGCGAATTTGCCAGCTGCCCCAACCCTCAAACGCGCCCCTTATGTAGTGGCCGATGGCGCCATTGGTATCGGCAATTTGTTGCAACAGTGCGTTGTTGGTCAGCATGTGCAGGTTGGCGGTATCAAGTAGGCTGTTGGTGGCACTCATGTCAACGTACACACTGCCACCATAGCCGCCACCGCTGCTTATGCCGCGCACCAGGAATGATTGACTACCTTGGATAGCCGCCAACAGGCGGTCGGCGGTGGCTATCTGGTAGTGCTGAATGACGTTGAGCTTGTTGCTGGCGTCTTGTAGGTAAAAAGCCGATGTGGTGGTGCTTGCCTGTATGGCTTCAAACACGCTGCGCATGGGGTCGGCGGGGTTGAACGCAAAGCCGCCTTGCAGGGTGTTGGTGTTGGCAGCGATGGCCTCCAGCGCGGTGATTTGGCCGTTGCCGTTGGCGTCAAGCTCGTCGAATACGGCCTGCAGGGTGGCGTTGGTGGCCAGGCCTGCGAATGCGGTACTGAATTCGGCAAAGTCCAGCAGCCCGTTGACGCTGGTGTCGAGCTTCGTGAAGTCAGCGGACAGTCCGGTTTTGACCTGTTGGCCGAAGGTCAGCGCGGCAGCGGTTTGGGCCTCCAGCTTGCTGATGATGCTGTCGTTGTCTACGTCTATCAGGTCAAACAGGGTATTGATGGCTGCGTCACTGGCCTTGCCCTGCATGACGGCGGCGAGTTCTGGCTGGGTGATGCCTCCACTCAGATTGGTGTCAAGCGTTGCGAACCCAGCGTTGAGCGCGGCACCCAGCGCAGCGAACAAGGTGTTGCTGGCGGCGGTTTGGGCTTCGACTGCGGTAATGATGCCGTCGCCGTTGGTGTCAATTTCATTGAACACGGCCTGCAGGGTGGCGTCGGTGGCCAGGCCTGCGAATGCGGTACTGAATTCGGCAAAGTCCAGCAGCCCGTTGACGCTGGTGTCGAGCTTCGCAAAGTCACCGGCCAGGCCCAGTTTGACCTGTTGGCCGAAGGTGAGCGCAGCGGCAACACTGGCCTCGAGCTTGCTGACGATGCGGTCGTTGTCTGTGTCGATCAGGCCAAACAGGGCATTGATGGCCGCATCAGTGGCTTTGCCTTGCAGGGCGGTGGTGAGTTCGGCAACGTCCAGGCTGCCGCTGAGGTTGGTGTCTAGCGTGGCAAAGCCGGTGCCCAGGGCGGCGATGACTGGCTGCAGGGCGGCCACGTAGTCTGCCGCCAGGGCATTGATGGCCTGCACCTGGCTGTCACTGGCGGTGCCGATAGCTGACACCACGGGCAGCGGCACTGCACCGATGACGGGGGACAGCTGCTCGACAATGAATTGCTCGGGCGACAGCTGCGCGGGCAGGTCAACAAGCTGGGTTTTGATTTGGGCCAGCAGTTGCTGCTGCTGGATGTAGCCCAGGCGCTCTGAACCGGCCTGCACCAGGCGGTCGGCGTAGCCGGTGATGCCGTTGATGGCGTCGCGGTCGCCGCCACGGGCAAATGCCATTTGCGCTGCAAAGGCGGCGCGGGCACTGGCCAGGTTGTTGGTGGGGTTGTCGGTGGTGGCGTTTTGGGCGTCTATCCACTCGCCCACAGTTTTGGCCACGCCTGCGATGTAGTCTTGCGCGTCGCGCAGGGCGTTGGCGTAGGTGTCGGCGGCGCGTTGGGCTTCTTCGGCTGCGCGTTGGGCGGCTTCTGCTGCGGCTTCGCTGGCCTGCGTGGCGGCGTTGGCTGCGCTGATCTGGTCGCGCAGGCTTTGGTTGTAGTCGTAAATGGCAACAGATGAGGCATCCATGCCTTTAATGTCGAATGCCCGAACATCACCACCGGATGCAACCAGCAGCTCGCGTTGCAGGCTTTTCGTCTCAGACTTCAGCCCACTGACAACGGATGTCATGGCTGCGGTTGCGTCTTCAGCGGCGGGCACCAGTGCTGCGAATTCGTCTTGCAGGTTCAGCAGGCCAGCCAGCAGGGCGTCGTTACCTGCGGCTTCTGCGGCCTGCACCAAGGCGCGGAAACCGTCGCGGGTGGTGGGCATGGTCTGCCCCAGCTTGCCCAGTTCGCCGCTCAGTTGCTCGGTGGCGAACTGGGCACGTTCGGTTTCTGTGTAGAAGTTGGCGTAATAGCCAGCGGTGGCTGCGGTGAAGTTTTCCAGCCCGCCCATGAGGTCAATGAAGCTGCTGGCAGCGCCGCCCCCGGCAAGGCTGACGGCTTCGAGCGTGAAGCCCAGCGCATCCCATGTGGCGTTAACGATTGTCAGGCTGGTGGACAGGCGTTGCAGGGTTTGGCTGGCAACTTCGCCCTCTTTGGCAAAGGCGCTGTCACCCAGCACGGTTTGCGCCAGATCGTTGGCGATGCCTGCAAAGGTTTCGGTCAGCTTTTCGCCAATTTGCGCTTCAGTCAATCCGTTGAAGCTGACTTTGATGCTGCTGGTGAAATCGGCAACGCTCTGCCCGGTGTCTCCCAGCGCGGTGGCCATGAGCGCGGTTTGCAGTTGGATGGCCTTGAACTGGTTGGCAAGGCCCGACTGCATGTCGGCATCTAGTGGACTGGTTTTGGTCTTGTCGCTGCGGAACCAGCCGCCCTTGTAGAACTGGAAGTTCTCACCCGTGAACCCTGCTTCGCCCCCAAACTCACCCTGTATGCCCTGGTCTTTGAGCTTGCGGCCAAAGGCGCGGTTGAACACGCCAGCGCCTGCGCCGATGATGGCACCCACCAACGGGCCACCGATAGCAGAACCCACAGCAACGCCGATATTCTGGAAGGTATCCATACCCTTGCCAGCACTGTAGCCACCGCTGATGAGGCTTTTTGCCATGCTGCCCAGCGCGATACCGGCCATGGTGCCGCCGATGGTGGTTGCCCAGGATGACGCTGTTTGACCGAACGACGTGAGCTGCGTGGGCGCAGTCATGCCGGGCAGGCTTGGGCCTGCTGCTTCAACACTCAAGCCCAGCGACTGCCCTACGCGGCTGCTTGCCAGGTTGTTGAACCCGGCTGTGATGCTGTTGGTGATGCCGCCGTTGATTGCGTTGTACGCGCTACTCAGCGTACCTGCTGTGCCCAGCAGAGAACCACCGCCGGTTTCTGCATTCGCTGCACCAGACAGCCCCAATGCCCCGGTGATTGCACCTGCCACGGGGCTGCTGATGGCTTGCACCACGGGGCGCAGCCCCAGGGTTTTGGACATATTTACTACGGTGTCGCGCAGCACTTCGGCAAAGCCTTTGCCGGATTCGAAACCGCGCATGAGGGCGCCGGTCAGGCTTTTTTCAATGTCTTCACTGGCTTTTTTCCAGGCGTCGGCGGCTTGTTTGGCGTCGTCATGTATGGTTTCTATGACTGCACGGTTGATTTTGACTGCACCCAGGTCGCGCAGGGCTTTGGCCTCGGCGCGGAGGTTTTCGCTCATCTGCCCAGACAGGTCTATGCTTTCCCACGTGAGCGCGGCGCGCTCTTTGGAAGCGGCCATGTCTTGCAGCTTGGCGGCCTCCAGCTCTGAAACGGCTATTTTTGTCAAGCCAATGGCGGTGGCTGACTGGCTTTCAGACTGGATGTTGTCCAGCAATGTGGCGGTGTTTTTTTGCACCGCATCAAAATAGGTGTCGTAGGCTTTTGTGGCTTCGGCAGTGGCTTTGGCTTGCTCTTTCAGCGCTTCTTTTTCGTCGTCGAGGCCTTTTTTGTAGAACGGCTGCTGTTTGAGCAGTTCGGCCTGGGCAGCAATCAGATGGTCAATGCTGATGTATGCGGCGGTGTAGGCGTCGTTGAGCTGCACCCACTTTTCAGCAAAGTCTTTGGACAGGCCGCCTTCGGTGGCGTTGAGGTCGCTGTAAAGCTCCATGCCACGCATGGCAGACTTGGTGAATTCGTCGATCTTTTCTTTGGCCTGGTGCGTGGGCTTGATTAAACGTTCGCGTATGTTGGCTTCTGTTTCCGGTGTAAAAAACTCACCCATTGCCTTTTTTGCAGCAATTACAGCGGCCGCAAATTGCGCTTGAGGGCCAGCGTTTTTTTCCCAAAACTCAGCATATGCCTTGGCCTTTTCTCGCTGAGAAGCGAGTGCGGCATCGTCCACCATAGCGCTGTAGCGCACTTCTGACGCGCCGGTGCCTGGTTGGCGCGCAAGCTGGTCGCGGGCGGATTTGGCGCGTTCCAGCTCGGCTATGAGTTGCTTTGTTTCCTCAATGGCGGGACCGAGAAAAATGTTGCCGCTGTAGGGGCGCTCTTTTTCCAGCTCGTTGAGCTTGGTTTTGGCTTGCTCCAGCTGGCCCTGCAGGGAAATGGCGCTGTAGCTGAGTGCGTTGATGGGGTTGAGAAACTGGGCCACGCCACCGGCACCGGCTGCGGTTTGGCTCCAAAAGCCACCACCGGCTTTGCGGGCGGCCTCCATGCGCTCGCTGATGCCGTTGAATGCGTCTGACAAGATGTTGATTTGCCCGCCAATGGCGTCAGACACACCGGACTCGGCCACGTTTTGCTTGAAGGTGAGCCACGCGGTTTCGTACCGGTTGAGGCTGGCCTGCATGCTTTTGGTGGCGTCTTCAACGCTGCCGCCCAGCTCGTTGCGCAGTTGGGCTGCAAACTTGGGCAGAAAGTCGGCACTCATGACCTGGCCGGTTTCCATGAGCTTGTTCAGCTCTACCTCGGTAACGCCCATGGCACGGGCGGCAATGCTGAATGCGCCGGGCAGGTGCTCGCCCAGCTGGCCACGGAGTTCTTCGGCCTGCACTTTGCCTTTGCTCATCATCTGAACGACGGCCATCATGGCGCGTTCGGACTGTTCGCCGCTCATGCCCATGACGGTGGCGGCTTCGGCTATGGAGGTGAACAGCACACGGGTTTTTTCGCCCTCCATGTTGCTGCCACGTGCAGCGGCCACCATTTTCATGTACTGGGTGGCGGCACCGCTCAGCTCTAGGCCCAGGCGGCTGGCTTCGTCGCGCACAAAGGCCAGCTCGCGCGCGCCACCGGACGCACTGCCTGCGCCAAACTTGAAACCGTTGTTCCACTTGTCAAGCTGCACCTGGGCTTGAATGAGGGCGTCGCTGGTTTCAATGATGGTGTTTTTGAGCTTGATAAGCCCCACGGCAATGCTGCCACCCACAAACGCGCCTTTGATGCCGTTGGCCAGGCGTGCCATGGAGTCGTCAGCGGCTTTGGCTTCGGCAGAAACGTCTTTGAGGCTTTTTGTGGCCTTGGTACCAAAGCCGTCAATGGCTGCACCGGCTGCACCGGTGGCTTGCTGCAGGTTGGATACGTCGCCCGCAAAGGCCACGCCAATGTCGAGGTTGCCAATTTGAAAGCTCATGCGTGGCTGCCTGTGGTGGTGCGGTGTGGGTGGTAGCTAGTCGGCATGGGGCGGCGGCGGCTTTTTGTTGCCTGGCTGGTGTTTGGCCAGGTGGTCAAAAAACACGCGGTCAAGCTGGCGAATAACGGTTTGCTCCCACGGGGTAAGGTGGGTGCGGTTGATTTGCTGCCAGGCCAGCATGTCGGCCGCTGTGATGCCGTTTGGTGCGTTGAAGCCACTGGTGCGGTCGCTGTGCAGCTCCAAAAAAATGGCCCACACCTGCCTGGCGTGCGCAGGCAGTGGCGGCACGTCAAGCTCGGGCGGGCATTTGCCGGTTGAGGCGGCAATGCCTTCAAGGTGCTGGGCTTGGGTGCAACCATCTGGCAGCCTGCGGTTGAGTTCAAACGTGGCCTGGGCGTGGCTGGTGAGGGCGTCGCTCAGGCCTTGGTAAAAACGTCAACGGCGTTCATGTCGGCCACAAGCTGGCGAACAATCCACTGGCGTTTTGGGTCGCTGTACAGGTCGATAGCGGCTTGCCGGGTAAATGCAATGGGCTTGCCGCCTTGCGCAATGCCGCGCCAGCCCATGGTGATGCTGGCCAGCATGGCGATGGTTTCGCGCATGTCGTCTTCAGGGTCATCTGGCTGGCGCACTGCGCCACGTTTGGCGGCTGCGTTGCGGGCCATGTCGGCACGTGCTTTGCGAATGAGTTTGAAGGTTTGGGCCTTGCGCTCGGGGTGCTCAGGGCCAGCCAGGGTGATGAATGCACCGGTGCCTTGCTGTGTTTTGGGGTTGAGCAGTTCAATGTCGGCGGTGTCGAGGTCTTCAATGGTGTCGAGGTCGAACACGGCTTCGGCTGGGGTGCTGGTGGTGGCTGTCATGGTGTTTTGCAGGTGGTTTGGGTTGGGTTTTGCCCTTGCCGGGACCAGCCTCCACCTGCAAAAGCGGAGAGCTGGCCCTGGTAGGTGCGCGGGGTTGGCGCTTAACCTATAGGTCAGGCCAAGCTGTCTTGCATGGCGATGGTGCTGGCCTCGTGCGCAGTGCCCGCGCCGCCCGCGCCGTTGAGCAGTGCGGTGAAGCTGTAGGTGCGCACCACGCCGCCTTCGCCGTCGTTTTTGTCGGCGCTGCCCAGCTTGACGCGGGACAGGGACACGGCCACAAAGTCGGCATTGGCGGTGTTGTTGGTGGTGAGGGCGACTTGAATGCCAATTTCGGTTTCGTCAGCAAACAGGGCTGGCAATGTGCCGTCTTCAAAGTAGGCGGTGAATTGCCCGCTGACGCGCACGCGGCCAGGAAACTGGGTGGCAATGGTGTTGGAGCCCACCACGGGGTCGCCGCTGAAGGCTGCGGCCACGTCAAAGTTCAAACCCGTGACGGATGCCATGGTGGCACCGTTGATGCGCAGCACACCATTGACTGCGGCCACCACGCCACTGGTACCGGCTGGCGTGGGGCTGGTGAAGTAACGGGTGCCGCTGGGGGCTTGGCCGTAGTCTTTACCTGTGGCAGAAAAGCTGGCCGTGGCCAGGCCGGTGGGCGGCAACTGAATGCTGGCCTGGTTGAACTTGACGCCGCTGTGCACCTCGCTGCGGGAAATGTCGGCAAACCATTCTTCAACGCTGAATGATTTGTCTGTATGCCCAGTGAGTGGCACATAGGTGGTTTTGCCTGGCACTGAGACGGTGGCCGATGCAATGGGGCCTTCAGCCACCAGGGTGGAGCCGTTCAGCACAATGACCGTGGCCACGGTGGCCGTGAGGGCCACCACAAACAGGTTTTTGTTGAGGTTGGCAGTGTTGAACGTGCCAGCTGACAGGCGAATGACCTGGCCAATTTTGATGCCACCGGCCAAAAAGTCGCCAGCGGCGCGGGTGACGGTGTACGTTGGGCCGGTGCCTGCGATGGTGATGGACAGGCCGGTGATGGCTGTCACGGCGGCAAAGTCGCGCTTCAGGATGGCCTGAAGGATGTTGGTATAGCTGCCAGGTGACAACTCGCCATTGACGTTGCCGGTGATGCGGCGCACGCCGTGGCGCATGTCGGCCACCTGGAGGTCAGCACGGATTTCGTTTGACTCGTAGGTGTCTTTGGTGAGGTTGAATGACGCATCGGTGCGGCGCAGCAGTGTTGCGCCGGATGCGGTGGGCAGGGTGCCGTAGGTGGTTTCTTCCTTGATGGCAACTTGCTTGTAAATGCCTGATGCTTGGGGCATGGTGTGGCTCCTGTGGGGTGTGGGGCGTTAAATTGCAGTGAAGGGGTCGTGGCTGTGCGTGCGGTAGCCGCACACCCACAGGTTGTTTTGGCGCACCAGGCGGGTGTCGGCGTCGTCGTCGTGCAGCCACTGTTTGCCCATGGGCAGCAAGGCGGTGGCGCACAAACCAGACAGCGTGGGCTGCAGGCCTATGGCTTGCGCAGCCTGGGCGCTGACAAGGCGAGCCTGGTCAGCCGCAGCAGAGCCACCTTGCGTGATGACTTGCACCACCAGCTGCAACCGGTGCTGATGCGCCGCACCGCCCTGCGCCATGCCTATGGTGGTGGGGGTGGCAATGCTTTCTTCTACCGCCAGCAGGTTGATGGCGGGCAGCTGTGCGGTGGTGTAGGGGTCGGCCTCGGTGCGGTGGGTGTCAATGCTCAAGGCGTCGGTTTGGCCGACGAGTAGGGCTTTGACGGCCGCCAGCACCTGGGTGTCAACGGGTGTGGTCACAGCGCGGTGCCTTTCAGCAGGTCGAGCATGAGTAAACCGGCTTTGTCGGGCATGGCCTTTTGGACCACGTATTGCACGCCGTCCACCACCAGGCCGTCGCCGCGTGCGGCGGTGGGCAGGTCGGGGGCGTAGGCAATGGCCACGGGTTGCTCGGTTTGCACGATGCCCGAAAGGGCTTCTATTGCCGCGCTGTCAAACACCAGCTGCAGGCCTGGCACGGCTGGCCCGGCTGCGTACCCACCTGGCCACCACGTTGCGGTGGCGGTGGCCAGTTTGCGCACGGCTGTGCGGTTTAGGCGCAGCTGGATGGTTGCAAAGTTGGCCATGGTGGTGGGTGCGCGGCTGGTTACTGTGCAGACTGGCTTTAGCCTGGTGTGCCGTTGAGCAGCACGGCCACGTTGGCGTCGCCACCGGCCGCGGCCACAAAGGCTTTGCCTGCCAGGGTGTTACCGCTGGCGGTGGTGGTGATGTAGCCGTTTGTGGCGTCCCAGTAGACGGCTGCGCCTTGTGCGGGTGTGTCGCCTGCTTTTTTGGGCAGGTTGAACACGCCGCAAATTTGCACGCTACCGGTGACGTTGGCGGCAATGGCTGCCAGGCAAACACCCACCAGGGTGCCCGCTACAACAACTGCGCCGCTGACTTGTGCGGTGCCGCCGTTGGCGTAATCCAGCACGCGGCCGGGTTGAACGAATCGTGTGGTCATGATGAAAATTCCTATGAGTGGGGGTTACGTGCTATGCCAGGGCAATCAAGCGCCTGCGTTGCGAACGGCACCGCGCCAGTCGTGACCGGCCACGCCGTAGTCGAGGCGGACTTTGTAGCGAGCGCCGTCGGTGGTGAAGGCGGTTTCCAGCTCCATGAATGGCTCGCTGTTGCCGTCGAGGAAGGCCACTTCAAGTGCGGCGGCTTCGTTGACGTTGGCCAGCGCCCAGTAGGCTGTGCCTGACAGGCGGGGTGAATCCACGATGTCACGGAACAGGCCGCGCACGCGGTTGGGCACCTGGAATTTGTTGGACACGCTGGTGTCGTATTCGGCACCGTTGATGACGCGAGCGGTACCGCCCAGGCCGATGGGGCACAGCAGCACGTCGGGGCGCAGGTCGAGGTAGTCGTTACCGGACACGTCTTTTTGCTGGGCCATGAGTACGCGCATGGCGTCGAAGGCTTCAACGCTCATGGCTGCGCCGGTGGCAATGTTGCCGTGGTCAGCGTGGGCGAGTGTTTTGCCGTCGTTCATGACTGGACCCAGGCCGCTGTTGGACAGCAACAGGGCGTACACGTCAGCTTCCACCGTGCGGGCGGCTGCGCGGCCCATGGCGCTGGCCTGGTCGGTCAGTGCGCCCAGGTCGTCGTTGATGACGGCTTCGCGGCTGATGGACAGAATGAAGCCCTTGGTGGCTGCGGTGATGCTGGACTTTTCGCCGTCAGGGATGGCGATTTGCTTGTATTCACCCAGCTCGTTTTTGGACTGCAGGTTGCCCAGGCTGCCCACGCGGTAGCGGCCGTGTGCGCGGAAGTCGGACACGGTGCCGCGCTTGCAAAAGCGTGACCAGGTGAGCGCCTGCAGGCCGTAGGCGGACAGCAGGGTTTTGTGCATGACGTTTTCCAGCAGCACGGGGAAGTCGGAGCCGGATTGCGTGAAGGCGCTGGCCACGATTTCGCGGCGGTCGCCCATGCGGGCGGTGTTGATGCCGGCCGCTTGCAGGCTGGCTTCGGCCATGGCCAACAGGGTGCGGCCACGGAAGGGGTTTGCACCGGCGGCGTCGCGCTCGGCAGCAGAAGCCACACCGGCGCGCAGCAACAGGGCGCTGGCCATGGCGGAACGGCGCTTGTCTACTTCGTCTTCGGTGGTGATGACGCGGTTACCGGCCACGGGCGTGGTGTTTTCACCCAGTTTGGCCAAAATACGCTGGTGGGCGGCTTGCACGGAAACGGTTGTGTCGTTTTCGAGCTGGGCGGCCAGGTCGGTCATGCCTTCGCGGGAGGCGAAGGGTTGGAACGCTGCGCGAATGTCGGCGCGGCGTTGCGACTCGGCTGCCACGGCGCTTGCGCGAATGGCGGCTTCGTCAGGGGTGGCGGGCTGTTGGTGTGCAGCCGCCGTGGGGTTCACGCTTTGGGGCATGGATGGCTCCTGTGGGGAAGGTGTTGCCTGGGCAACGGGGGTGGTTGCAGCGGCTGCTGCGGGGTTCAAACGCGCCTGCACTGCTGCGGGCACGCCTTGAGAAAAACGGGACAGGTTGAAACTGGCGCTGGCCTGGATGGCTTCGGGGCTGGCGGCAACGGCTTGGTCGGCAAAGCCCATTTCGACGGCTTCGGCGGCGGTGTACCAGTGGTCTTTGCCGTCGGTCAGCAAGGCCAGCATGTCGGCCTGTGGTTTGCCGGTTTTTGCGGCGTAGCTGGTGGCCATGGCTGCGGCCCAGGTGTCAAGCATGTCGGCCTGTTCGCGCAGGGCAACGGCGTTGCCACCGGCGTAGGTCCAAGGGGCATGCACCATGAAAACGGCGTTTTCAGCGACTTGCACGGTGTCGCCTGCCATGGCGATGAGGCTGGCAATGGACAGGGCCATGCCGTCAACCACGGTGGTGACGGTGGCGGCGTGGCGCTTGATGGCGTTGTAAATGGCGATGCCATCGGGCACGCTGCCGCCGATGCTGTTGATGCGCACGGTAATGTGCGTTGCGTCAATGGCAGCAATGTCTTTGACGAACTGGGTGGCGGAAACGGTGTCTTCCCACCAGCTTTGGCCAATGTCGCCGTAAATGAGGATTTCGGATGCAGCCTGTGCACCCATGGCAGCACTGGCCAGCGCCGTGCGCTGACGGATGGCATACCACGCTGGTTGCTGCGCGGTGTGTTGCGCGGGCTGGGCGGTTTGGGTTGTGGTGGCTTGAGGCATGGGCCGGACTTTGCCGCCGGGTGCGTCCAGTTTTTAAGCAAGAAACCGGACTATTTGCAGGGTGATAACGGGCGCGCAGGCAACAAAAAACCGCCAGGGTTGCCCATGGCGGTTGTTCTGCGGTTGTTTGGCTGTTGTTTTGCAGTGCTGCGTGGGTTACTGGTTGGCGTCTTGCACGGCGGTTTGCAGGTCGGCCTGGGCTTGCACCTGGGCGGCTGCGTTGTGGCTTGGGCTGTGGGCGGCGTTGCTGGTAAACACCAGCTCGCGGTCGGCGGTTTCTTTGCGCCATTGGGTGATTTGGTCGAGCATGTCGCGTGGGTTGACGCCGCGTTTGCGCATCACCTCCACCTCGCTGGCGAAGCCTGCTTGCACCAGGGTGACGTAGGCGTTGGCTTCTTTCATGGGGTCAATCCATGGCATGGACTGGGCAATGAACAGGGCATCGTCAGCGCTGCCGGGCTTCAAGTCGCGCGGGTATGGGGCTACGCCTGACAGGTGGGCCATGAGGACGAGGTTTTGCCAGATGGGCTCAAGCCATTGGCCGGTGAATTCGTCAGTAAGGGTGGCGTAATTCACCCACTGTTCGACCAGCTCTTGGCGCTGGCTGCTGTAGGTGCCTGAGTAGTCGCGGCTGATGGTGCTATAGCTGGTGCCAATGCCTGCGGCCACGGCGCGCAGCTGGCCCTGGCGGAAGGTAACGACGTTGGGGTTTGGGCGCTTGCTGTCGATGATGCCAATTTCTTCACCCGGCGCAAGGGTGTCGATGATGGTGCCGGGTGCCAGGTTGATTTGGCGGTTGGTGGGCTGGCCGGTGGCGGCGTCAACGGGGGCGTCGGCTGGGTCGTAGCCGTCAGGGGTGTTGCGTTTGACGTAGGCGGTGAGCGCGGCGGCCACTTTGGCGGCTATGCGCTCGCTGTCTTCGTATTCTTTGATGTCTTGCAGGCGGTTGATGATGCTTGCAAATTCGCTCAGGCCACGCATTTGCCCGATGCGGTCGCGCAGGGCAATGTGCAACATGCGGTCCGCGGGGACCAGCTTCATGCCGCTTTTGCCCATGGCCAGGCTGGTGGCTTCTTTGGGGTTGCCTTTGTAAACCCAGTAGCCGGTGGGGCGGCCCCAGGCGTTGCGCTCTATGCCTTGGGACAGGGTGTTGCCGTCTGACAGGTCGAGCGGCACGTAGTCGGCCTCGAACACCTCAATGCTGTAGGGCACGCGGGTGCTGTGCTGCAGGCCGGGCACGGTGCCCATGATGTGCTGGCCAAAGGTTTCGCCGTCGCGCATCCAGGCCTTGACGACCATGCGTTGCAGCGCGCCCATTTTGAACAGGCCGGTGACTTCGGGGCGCAGGCTGAATTCGCGCCACAAGGTGCGCAGCTGGGCGGCGTATTCCTCATGAATGGTGCCGTCAGCACGGCGGGGCTGGGGCTCAATGCCTATGCCGCCTGGGCCGACGATGTTGTTAACCAGGGTGCGCAAGATGCCACGGCCTATGTCGCTGTTGCGCTCCAGGTTGCGGGCTTGGGCGCGAACGGCGGCGGCACTGAGGCCGACGATGGTGTTGGGGCCGTAGGCGTCGGTGGCAAATTTGCGCATGCGGCTAGGCTCGGCCGCTTCGTGCGGCTTGGCGCTGGCGGCCACTTGGTTGAGCACGCTGCGCGCGCCAAAGCGCTGCAGCCCGGCGGCGGGGTTGAGGTAGCCGACGATGCGGTCAATGAGGTTGACGGCTTGCGGCTGGTGGGTGGCGGTGGGTTGGCTCATGGTGTGGTGTGCTGTGGGCGCGTGGCGGTCAGTTGCTGAAGTTGGCCACCGAAAAGCCAAGCCCGCCGATGCGGGGTGCACCGGCTGCTTTGGCCAGCAGGTTGCTGGTGATGCGCTCCCACTCTTGGCGGCCTTTGCGGATTTCGGCCAGGTCTTCCATGCGCAACATGCGGTCAATGCCTGCGCCGACTAGCCCCATGCGGACTTCTTTGCCTTCCAGCACGGCGGTTTCGGCTTCAATGTATTCAGCCAGTTTGGTTTGGGCTTGTGCAAGTGTGTACATGGGCGGGCGGCTTTGGGTTGCGGTGGTGGGCTGGCGTCGGCTTGGTGGGGCGCGGTATTTGGCGCGTTAGGGTTGCACGGGGCGTGTCCAGTTTTTAAGCAAGAAACCGGACTTTTGGGGCGGGGGCTGGGTTACAGCAGTGCGGTTTGTTCGGGTTGGGGTGGTGGCTCTGGCGGTAGCAGGGTGCCCTGGGCCTGGGCGCGGGCGATGCGTTCGCAGGCAATGTCGAAGTATTTGCGCTCACGCTCTATGCCGGTGAAGGCTTTGCCCAGTTGGGCGCATGCAACGCCGGTGGTGCCGCTGCCCATGAAGGGGTCGCAGATGGTTTGGGCGGTGGGCACTTTGCCGATGCACCATGCAATCAGCTCCAATGGCTTTTGAGTTGGATGCAGCCTTTCCACATTCCCATAAGCGTGCGCCCGTGCCATTCTGAAAACCTTGCTTGGCCCTTTGAGGGTTGTGTACGCAAGTTCAAAATCTGCGCCGCTGAATTCTTGAATCTTGTCCCATGAGAGCCAGCAGCCGTTCGGTTGAAATTTGAAATAGTTACCACCCCAAACAATCAGGTCGCGCGCTTTTTCGTGAAGCAGCAAGAAAAACCATTCTGGTGGTGCTGCGCTATCCCATTCGAATGGCGCAAAACCAGTAGCCTTTTTTCCTGCACCCATGTTCATTGAACCCACGTCAATCCCATAAGGCGGGTCGGTGCAAATGAGGTCAAACACGGGGAGCGTGGGCAGGATTTCGCGGCAGTCGCCGTGCCACAGTTCGGCATTACCGATGGTGATTTTTTCGGGCATGGCGGTCAGGCTTTGGCGTTGATGATTTCGTACAGGCGGCTGCGGCTGATGGTGAATTTGCTCATGACGTGGGCGTGGTTGCGGCCGTTGAATTCGGCGCGTATGGCGGCGTTGCGCTTGGCTTTGTCGATGCCGGGGATGTAGATGCGCTTTGCACCGTGCACTTCGCGTAGGCCTTCGACCACGGCGGTGGCGACTTGGGCGGCAAAGGCTTCGTGCATGCCGATTTTTTTGCGGACGATTTCGGTCATTTCGGCCACCAGGAGCATGGCTTCGTCGTCGCGCTGGGCGGGGGTGCGGTGGGCGTCTTGCAGGCTGAGTTCGGTTTGCATTGCTTTGGTGGTGTGGTGCTGTGCGGGTGGGGTGTTTGGCGCTGCTTCAGGTGAAGCCACGGCCCAGCCAGTCGGCGGGGGCGAATGGGTTGGCGGGTGGTGCGGGTGGCACAAAACGGGCGCGTTGTTTGGGCGCTTTTTGTGTGTGTTTTTGGCCTTCAGCGCTTGTGCTGGTTGTGTTGTTTGCTTCGATTTCTACCAGTGGCGGCACGGGTTGAGCTGTCAACTGGTGGTTGACAACTGGCTGCGGCTGGTCCGTTATGGGATTTCCCATATCGGCGGGCGGTGTGGCGGGTTGGCTGGTTATCGGAATTCCGATAGCCGATGCAGGCGTGGCGGGATTTCCCGCCACGGCTTGGTTGTCCGATGCCGGATTTCCGGCAACGTGGGTTGCCTGGGTGGCTGCGGTGGCTTCGGTGGCGGCCAATGGGCTGAACAGGTCGGGCAGCAGGGCCTGTTCGAGCCGGTCCCACATGGGCTCGGTGTAGGTGTGGTGGCCCAAAAAGTGGCTGGCGAAAACGCAATAAACGGCGGTGTCCAATGGCTCGTTGCGGTCGTATACCTGCACCCAGTGGTGGGCGGTGCCTTTTTTTGTGCGCACGGTGCGGCGCACTTCGGACGTGAAGCCTTTGAAGTATTCGACTTCGAGCTGGTTGCTGAAGTGGATGTAGCCGGGGCCGGGTGTGGTGAGCTTGAGGCGGCCAAAGATGAGGTCTTTGGCGGTGTCGGTGCCGACGAGCCAGAGCTTGACGCCGCCTTTGATGGTGCGGCCACGGTGGTTGACGTCTTTGGCGCTGCTGCGGCCTTTGATGGGTTTTTCTGCCTGGCTGTCGCCTTTGATGGCCAGGAATTTTTCAGCCATGTGGGCGCGGCAGAAGGTGTAGGCCTGGTGGGTGTAGTGGCCGCCGGTGTCAACGGCCACGGCGCGGGGGCGCATGGGCTGGCCGTACCAGTGGTGCACGGGGCTGGTGACGTAGGGGTACAGGCGGTTTTCCCAGTCGTCAAGGCTGGCCAGGTTGCCGTCTATGCGTTGGCGGTCAACCAGCCAGCTTTCTTCACCACGGCCAATGGCCCATTTGCTGACGTACCACCAGCCTTCTTGGCAGTCAACGCTGGCCACGAGGTCGAGCCCGCCGGGGGGCACGCGGCGCAGGGGGTAGGCTTCGGCGCGTTGTTGCAGTTCGTGGCTGTCGGCTTTTTCGACTTCTTCTTCCCAGGTTTCGCCCTGGGTTTCGTTGGTAAAGCCTTCCATGGCGGCGGCGTCACCGGCTTGCATGGCGCGCAGGGCGTCGAGAAATTCGCGGACGATGACGGCCCAGGTGGTTTGTGGGCTGTAGGCGGTCCAGACGCGGAAGGCGACGTGCCGGGGTGGGTGGGTGAGTTTGCAGCCGTGGGCGTCGGTCCAGGTGCCGTCGATGTACAGGTGGTAGTTGCCGCAATCGCTGGTCCAGACGCCGGTTTTCCAGATGCGGAGATAGTCGGCCTGGTTGATGTGGCCACGGCAGTGGGGGCAGACGTGGCGTATGGTGCCTTCGGGGTCTTCGGCATCCCACGCAAAGCCGCTGAGGATGGGTTTGCCTGCGTTGGCGGCGGCCACGTCGAGGCGGCCGGGTTGCAGTGGGTGGTCAACGCCGCAGTGTGGGCAGGTGACGTGGTAGCGCAGGCGGGCGGTGGCGGCGGTTTCGCGCCGCTCGATGTGGTCAAGGCCTTTGACGCGGGGGGTACTGCCCGCAATGAGTTTGGGGTGATTGGCCCCTTCGAGGCGTTTGTGGGCAAGGGTCCAGGGGTCTGCGGATTTGTCAATTTTCTGGTCAAAGGCGCTGAATTCGTCAAGCAAGGCTACCTGCAGGGTCATGCGGCGGTAGTTGCCTGAGCTGGTACCGCCTTTCATAAACAGGATGGAGCCCAAAAACTTTTTCATGTTCAGGGTGTTGGCTTTGCTTTTGCGCATGAAGCTGGGCAGCACCTGTTGCATGACGCGCACGTCGCGCAGCATGGGCTCTACTTCGGCTTTGCAAAATTCGTCGCTGTCGGCGTCGGTGGGCTGCCAAATGCACTGGTTGCGGCGCTTGTGCTGGGCAAAGTAGGCAATGGCTGCCAGCAGCATTTTTGTGTAGCCGACGCGGGCAGACTTTTTTATGGTGACTTCTTCAATGTGGTCGTCACCCATGGCGTGGAGCATGCCCACCTGGTAGGGGTAGCTTTCCCACCTCTTTTGGGCCTGGCTGCTTTCGGCGGACAGGTAAAAGTGTTTGTTGGCCCAGTCGGGCAGGCTGATGGGTTCGGGTGTTTTGAGGGCGTCAAGCCCGCGCGCGACGGATGCACGAATGCTGGCCCGCTGTTCTGTAGGCAGGTGCGCCCACAGGGTGGCCAGAATGTCGGGCGGGAGGTCGCGGGCGGACATGGGGCGTTAGGTTGCTACATGCCGAAACTTGTGCTTGGCGAAGCGACCAACCATCTCGCATCCCATCGCAAGCATTTCGTCGCGGGTTCGTGTCTTTGGCCCCGCCTTGCGAGCGACCATCCTGCCATCCTTGAAGAATGTGGCCTCTTTTGCGGTCATGCCGCAATACTCCCAGTTCGTCGCGCGGTAGATCGCGCCGGTGTGCCCCTGCATCTCATCCGCGTAGGTAACGATGCATGGCCACCGTTTTCTGTCAATCGCCGCCATGCTCTTGCCCAGCAGGAAAGACGCGCCATTTTTCGGAACCTCCGGTTCAATCGCGAGCCGCGTCAACGCCAGCACGCCTTGCCAGTCGGCTGGCCACGTCGCATTCGCTGCCGTCTTGGTGGGTGGTATCCACCACGCAACACCGAGGCACTCGTCATGGCCTTTGCGGAACAGCCCGTGCCGGTAGGTAGCCGTGTTTGACCCCCCGCCGGAGTAATGCAGCCGTCGCACCAGGTCTTGCGCTACCCGAAGCTCTACCGTCCTCACTTCCCAGTCCGCGCGACGCAACCTAACTGACGGTTCGAGCGGACCTGCAAAGGCGAGCGAGTTTTGTGTGTTTGTCATGGTGTGGTGCGCGCCATTACAGGCCGCTCAACCTAGCGATATGCGCCTCAAATGCTTCACGGCTGTTCATTGCTTACCTCCCTGAGCCTTGATAGCAGCCACAAAACACGCATTCCAGCCGTCGCGCCACTCTGGCCGGACGTGCGATGCGCTGGGGTGAAATGGCTTGTACTCGTTACCAACGCAATAGGCCGAAGCCTTGAGGTCGCCGCGAATCTTTCCATGCCTGTCCAGCAACCCCGCATCCTCTGCTGGCTGCTGTACTGCTGGCTGCGCTGCGAGTAGTGCGCGGGCAAACTCGATCAAGTCTGATCCGCGAACATTGCTAGGTGTGCCCAGCGAACGGTAGTAATAGCCGTCATCGCGCTTTTGGTTTTCTCCGGTGTAAAACCACGATCCGGCAAGTTCCATGATTTCGTCATCGCTCAGTGCTGTCATGCTGTCTGCTCCTTTGCCTGCGGTGCTGCTGCGGCACGCGCTTCTAGTACTTCGCGCAGTTGCGCGTGCGACCATGGGCCTGTGGCGGACGGAGGCCAGCAAACATCAAGCGCCTTGCCATCGGCCTGCGCTTTGAGGTTGCGCAGCACCAGCTCAATCTCTGGCGAAGCCAGCGCCAGCCATCGATCATGCTCACTCCATGCGAGCCTCCACCGCTGCAACGCTTCCTCGGTATCGGCAAGCCGGTTTTTAAGGACCCAGCGTTCGCCCAAGACAAAGACGCCACCGGCGGCCAATGCCAGCGCAAAAATGAACAAAGCGAGTTGGAATTTCTCAGTCATGGCGATTCCTTTTTCTGTGATTGGTCGGTAAGTGCGGCGGCGAGGTAGCGGTCTTCGATAGCCCGCGCCATCAGCACAAACCAATGCTCATCTTGGCAACGAGGGTCGTTTCTGACTTGTTGACGCAAGGTCTTGATTTCTTCCACCGTCAGACGCTCCACCGGCACCACCACACATCCGGGCGGCACTCTCTGCGCAAGCACAAGCCGTAGCGCTGATTCAAGGGCGGATCGCCAGTGTGCAGGGTCTGCCTGAGCGAGCGCGTAGCGGTCTGCAACATCCATCAACCCAGCCACATCAGCCCCAGCAGCAGCGCGGAGGATGCGGGCGGCTTCGCGCAAGTTGTTTCCATCATGATGACCGCTTGGATATTCCATATGCGCAATATTTTCCAGCGCGTCGGCCAGCTTGGTTAGGTCTGTCATGGCGCTTTCCTCTCTGCTGCACGGGCAGCGCGGATGGCGGCGCGGATGTTGCCCAGCGGGTGTCCGCTGATGCTTTTGCGCTTGTCGGTGACTTGCCACCAAAGGGTGTATTGGTCGTCGCCTGCGGCCTCTTTGATTGGGTGCAGCGCGTAGTGCTTTTCCTCCAGCCAATCCAGTAGTTCCGCATCCTTCTCCAACTCCGCCACCCGTGCCTTGAGGGCGGCGACAGTGGAGGCGCCGTGCAATGCGCCGACTTCTTTGTATCGCGGGTTTGCGGTTGCCCAGCCGTTTTCCTTTTGCCAAGCGTCAACAAAGGCAATGCGGCCTGTCTCGCTGTGCTGGAACATGAATGCCACCGGCTCAACATCAGCGCAAAGGCTGGCGACGTGAGCGGCGGCGAAGGCTGCGAGTGCTTCGGCATCAAGCTCAAGCCAAACGCCGGGGTCTGTAGTGACGTGGTACTGAGCGCCAGATGCCAGCGCCATCTCTACCAGTTTGTCGTGCTTGTCAGTCATGCTGCATCCCCAATCTTCCCGTCAGCCGGGATGCGCAAACCGTTGACTTCGGCAAATTTGCGCTGGACGGCCTCGACGTATTCGCCCGGCCCCCATCCGACTTGCTCAGACAGCGCCACATCATTCAATTCTTCGCGCGTCAGCATCCGCACAGCCTGGGCAGCGCCTACGTTGGATTGTCCCAATTCCATATTGACTATAGCCAGCCATGCGAGCGCCTCATGCGGGTTAGCAAACTCTTGTGATGTGCGTCCAAAAGCCACAAGCTGGTTATCTACGGCGTGCTGCCATGAGTCTTTGGCAAACGGGGCAGCCTGGGCAGCGCAACTGGATGCGCGGTCAGCGTCCAGATAGGCGTGCATTTGGTCGGCGCTGTAGGCTTCGCATTCCGCCCACCAGCCGGTGAAGCGGCAGGAAGTGCAGCCCACGGGCTCCGGTGGCTGGAATTCGCTTCCGGGAATCATTTCGCCCGTGTAGCCGGTTCCATCGCAGTCCTCGCACTTGAACCGCGCTTTCACGCCCTCGGGCAGCGGCGGATACTCCCCCGCCTGCACTGCCTGCACCACGGGTGCCCGCTCTGCTTGCGCCGATGGCTGGGCGGCTTCTACCCGCGCCAGACCACCGCACACGTCCAGCACCATCATCGCCATGTTGGCGACATCGGCACTGTGCTCCTGAATGGCGGGGCCATCATTGTTCTTGACGGCAGCGGACAGCTTGGCGGCGTGCCAGTACACCTCCAGCAAAGCCGTGTTGGCGTCCATCGCCAGCCAGCCGGGGCGGTCGCCCTTGCTGCTGTTGGCGTGAAGCTCTTTGCGCATCAGCGTCAGGAAGGGTTGCAACACGTCGTCGTACTTTTCGGGCGCAGGCACTACAGCCTGGGGCTGCGCCGTGGATTGCTCGATGTATTGGCGCACCAAATTCCTGTCGATAAATGATGCGTGTGTGGCGTAGTAAACGCGCTCCAGCGCCTCAAGCGCCTGCTGTTGTGTGATGGTCATGTCAGTCCTTGGGAGGGGTGGGGAGTACTTCCTCCCATGTGTTTTCGTCTTCATCGGTTTCGCCGGAAATCACGCGCACCTTGATCGACGGCAAACGCATCGCACGGTCAACGATGATTACCTCTCCAACATCACGCTCGGCAATCAAGTCTTGGATAGAGTGACCAAAACTCTCGCCATCATCGCTATCCCAAAACATATCCGCCTCTGGCTGCGGCTCTGCTTGCAGTGCTGCTATTGCAGCGCGAACCTGGGCGGCGTCAAAGTACTCGCGCCCGTGTTCGGTTTCATCGCGTGTCAGCGGGGTCAGCGCATCAAGCGCCATCTTGTTGCTCATGATTGCTCCCTCAGTGGGTTTGCTTGGTGAAGCGGTCGTGCGCCATGCCAGGGGCCATGCTTGCCAGCTGGGCTTCAATAAAGCCGGTGGCGTACTCGCTGCCCATCGTTCCCCACAGCGCGCCCCAGTACAGGACCAGCATGGCGACAAGATGCGCCTCTAGTTCCTCGGGGTTGACCTTGGGCATTTGCTCCAGCGTTTTCAGGGCGTAGGCCATCGCAGCCTTTTCGTTTTCTTCGCTGATCGGCTTGGGTGTGTTGCTCATTTGTTGCTCCTGTAGATCGGCCCCACCGTCAGGCGGCGGCCTTGGCCTGCACGGCTTCGATGTGGCGCACCATGGCGGCGTAGATCGCCGGCAGCGCGGCCAGGCTGTACAACTTGGCAGCCTTTTCCGTGGCGATGTGGGGAAAGCCCAGCGCGGCCAGGCCGTCAGCCGTGATCGACAGCGGGGCAATGGCGGCGTTGATGTCGCCCAGCTTTACGCGGGCTCCGGTGTCAGCCTGGGGCGCAGCGGGGCGGGACAGGGGGACCACGTTGGCGGCAGGCGCGGCGGCGGCGTTGAGCACCGCATGCGTCACCAGCGTTCCAGCCGGGATGACGCCGATGACAGTGGGGGCCGGGGCAGGGGTTGATGCCGGGGCAGCGGCTTGGCGGGCAGATTCCGCGTCACGCGCGGCCTGTTCGTCGGCCAGGCGCTTCGCTTCGGCCTGCTCGCGTGCAATGCGTTCCTGCTCTTGGCGCTGCGCGTCCAGCTCGGCCTGCTTCGCTTCCAGTTGTCGTTTTTGCTCTGCCAGTTCGGCCGCCACGCGCGCCTGCTCGATGCGCTGGGCCTCCAGGCGTGCCGCTTCTTCCTCGCGCGCCACAGCCTTGCTCCGCAGAACTTCCAGCGCAGCGATAGTGCGGGTGCGCGTGGCAGCGGCCTCGTCCACAAATTCCTCAAACCCGCTCAGGTCCAGGCCCTGCAGGTATGCAATGCCCTTGCCAATCCGCTCGGCGGAAAGGTCTGCCGCCTGCTCGACGTAGCCCGTGATCTTTGCTATCGCGTCGGTGTGGACTTTGCGGCGCGCAGCCTCTGCCGCCTCTTTCGCGCGGCGCTCGTCGTCCCTGCGCTGTTCGTCGGCCTTGATCTGTTTGTCGATTGGCTCTTCAAGCTTCACAATTTCAGCGGTCAGGCGGACGGCCTCGCTGTCAATCTTCTTTCCAAACTCAAGCGCCGGGGCCTTGAGTTCCTTGCGCTTCTTCTCCAGGTTGGCGCGCAACGTCACAAGCTCCAGGCGTCCTGCGCGTGCGGCCTTGTCGCCTGCAACAGTGGTCAGGTCGTAGGTGGCGCCAGCGTACTTCTTGCGCAGTTCTGCAATGGCCGCCTCAGTGCGGCTGTAAGTCACGATGGCCTGTCCGTCGCGGACTTCGGCGCGGTCAATCAGTTCGGTTTCATTCATGATGTCCTCAAGCAAAAATGGAATCAGGGAGGGTGGTGGGTGCAACGGCGACGGTCGGCGCGGCGGGCATGGGCTGGGGCAGCTCGCCGGCACGGTGGGTGCGGTCGAACTCCTCGATCACCTCAAGGAAGTACGCACGCGCCAAGCGCACCTTTTCAGCCATCGCTTCTTCCTTGGCGCGGTCACGCTGGATGACCCAGCTGGTCAACCGGTGGTGGGCCGGGATGTGATCGACGTAGTGCAGGGTGGCGGGCTCGTAGCCAATCAGTTGCTCGGGCGTGTTGACCAGGGCGTAATCGACTGACCATTCATCGGCATCCCAGAGCGCCATGTAACCGCGCATCTGCCACTCGTACAGCTTGTCTTCGCACGCCTCCACGCAGATCGGGAAAGTCTTGACGGACCATGAGGTTTTCAGGTCGTGGCCACGGCGCCGCGGGGCGTTGAACAGGTCGCATTCGCCCGTCCACAGGCCATTGTTGCGGCGCTCTGTGTTCTTCGTCAGCGCCAGGCCCCGGACCTCGTTCAGCAGCGCGATAGAGTCCGGCTCGCACTGAATCCCCTTTTCGGTTTCCTTGCTGGAGAACGTGAAGTCCACACCGAAGATCACCTGGGCGGCCAACTCGCGCACATGGGTCTTTGCGCCGACAGACAGCGGCCCTTCGCTTTTGGTGCGCGGCTCCGTCATCAGCTTGCCAATGGAGGAACAGCGAATCAGTAGATCATGCATCGCGGTCCGCCATTTCTGCGGCCTTGCGCATGCTGGGATAGTCCTTTGACAGTGCGGCGCGCTGCTCGTTTGTGATGGAGCCCCACCACTTCAGCAGCTGGGCCATGCCCTCCATGGCGACTTCACGACCGTGCAAAAGCAGATCGTTGATGCGCTGGTCTGTCGCGCTGTTGTCCGGGCGGCGCATGGATCCCTCGTCGTCTTCGCCGCCTGTGGCCGTGCCCGTGATCGCCAGCAGAGACTGCCGCTTCAGGTAACTGGCCGTCACCTGCATGTTCTGGACAGCGGTGTTGGCTGACAGATCGCCGGGCGGGCCTTCCAGATCCAGCTGCGCGGAATGGCCGGCGCGATGCTCCAGGAAGCAGGTCACCCAGACCCACGGCTGAGCACCCTCGGTGCCTTCGATCTGCTTGAGTCCGAATTTCTGATCGTGGCGAAAGCCGAAGCCATGGCGAGACAGGGCCGGGGACAGGCGGGAGCAAACCTGGTCGTATTCGGCCTGCATGAACGACCCGGCCTTGCCGCGGTCAACGTGCTTGGACTTGGGGATGACGATGTTTTCGCCACGGAAGGCGGCGAACGCTTCGCGGAATGCTTTCTCAGCCTCGCGGCGCTCCCAGCGTTCCTGCAGTTCCATCATCTTTTCGATCTGCTCAAGCGTGGCGCCGCGTTCCAGCGCCTGCAGCATCCGGGACGCGGGCGAGTTGTCGGTGGTTGCCAGGGCAGTCGGCGCGGCGGGCGCAGACGCAACGCGCTGCACTTCTTCAAGTTCAAGGACTTCGTGTTCCATGGTTTACTTTCAGTTGGTCAAAAATCTGTAGGCCATCCCGGCCAGGCCGCACACGATGGCGACGGCGACGGCCAGCTTGGCGATGTCAATCGCGGCGTCTTTCATGTCGGTGATCCATTGCCAGCAATCAGGCTCGGGCTCGTCGCCTTCAAGGGTGATCGGCATGCCGTGTTCGTAGGACGCGCCGTGGTCGTGGGTTTTCATGTGTGCCCTTTCAGATATAGAGCCGCGCCAGCGCAGTGCTGGTGCTTGTG